GAAGGTGTTGGTTATGATTTTAATGATGTAAACCCAGTTGAAAATGATAGGAACTACTCTGATAGACCCTCAAATTGGGTACAAAGAGAAACAATATACAATTGGGAACAACCAGGAATTTATAATAATTTAAATAAAGGAGTCTTTAATTTTTCAGCTCTTACAATTCTTGACGTGCAACATTTTGAATTTGGGAACGAGGACATTGAATTTGATATGACTAATGAGATAGACTCAGTTCTTAATGGTTCATTTACAAATCCAGTTGGTTGGGGTATATCTTTTTTACCACAACTTGAGAACTTAACCGGAAATACAAAAAGTTACTATACCGGATTTTTCTCAAGACATACGCAAACATTTTATGAACCACGACTTGAGACATCTTACAATGATTTAATTGATGATAGTAGAAATAACTTTGCACTTGGTAAAACTAACAAACTTTATCTTTACACATATGAAGATGGTGACTTTTTAAATCTGGACCAAAATCCACTTGTTACAATTATAGACCAGAATGGTGACCCAATAACTGGACTTGTTAATCTACCAACTTGTAAAAGAACAAAAGGTGTTTATGAAGTTACAATACCACCACTCTTGGGGATAAAACCAAATTGCATTTTAACAGATGTTTGGTCAAACATAAAAGTTAATAATTTCACACTTCCAAATACGGTAAATGAATTTGTTGTTTATCCTTACCAATCATCCTTTCAAATAGGGACCACAACTTTAGATCCTAAAGTTTATGGGTTTGATTTCTTTGGTATCAAACAAGACGAAAAGATTTTAAATACCGACATAAGAAAAGTTGGCGTAATAATTAAACAAGCATACACAACCAATAAAAGGTTACCAAATGTAGATTCATATTATAGGGTCTATGTTAGAGAAGGACAAACAGAAGTTCAGGTTCAAGATTGGACAAAACTTAATAAAACTCCAAATGAATACTATTTCATTTTTGATACAAGAGATAAGATTCCAAACGAATATTTTGTTGATTTAAAAGTGATTTCTAACGGAGAAATAAATACTTATAAAAGAACAATCAAGTTCCAAATAGTGAATAAAAAGTAAAAAAATATAGAAATGGCAAATTATTTAATAACAAATTGTGGTGGTGGTACAGTAATAGTTGATTCTGGTGAATCTTCGTTAATGATAGGAGGTACTTATTATCTTGGTTTTACAGGTGAAACATCGTCTGGTTGTTATACTATTAATTCTGAAACTTCAGACCCCGCTGATGATACTATAAGTACTATAGTAAGTAGGTATGACAATTGTTTAGAGTGTCTACAGAATAACGAGTTTTCTTTTTTAGCTTCAGCTTGTACAACTGAGTCAGTTATTTTAATAAATCCAAGTCAATTTACTGAATGGCCAATTGGTAATTTCTACACAATATGTGATGATGTAGAATGTGATTGCTTTGAAGTTTATGGGTTTATTGAAGCTATAACTTCTAGTGTTTACACAATTTCTGTACCATATTCCGATTGTAGCTGTGAAATTCCACCTAGAAGTGCAAATACGGAAACATTTATTTGTGTTACAGATTGTGAGTTCACAGGATCTACCGCAGTTTCACCTCCACATCCAGTGTGGACAGATGGCTATGGAACACCGGTAACACAATTAAATATGGTATTAATTGGTTCTGGAAACGGATTAAATGGATAATTAAAAATATTATGGATAGGATTAGTCAAATATTAAGAAAAGTTTTAAAAGAAGAAGAAGGAAGGTCTAATAGATATATGTTTTTCTCTAATTTACAACAAATGAGAAGACAATGTGATTTGCTTTTGGATTTAGATGAAAGCATGGTTGAGGAAATTCTAGAGAATGGCCACGATTGGGCGCAAGATCATATTGCAGAAGCGAAAAATAATATGGATCAGGTTTTTGATTTTTTAATGAATGAATCAAAAAAAGATGGTATGGAATTATCAATGAATATTGATGACGATGATATGATGATGGAAGGAAGAAAAAAAACTGGAACAAAATTATGTGCTAGAGGCAAGTCGGCAGCAAAAGCAAAGTTTGATGTCTATCCCTCCGCTTATGCAAATGGTTACGGAGTTCAAGTGTGTAAAGGTAAAAAACCAGGACTTGACGGTAAAAAAAGATGTTCTGCCCCATATTGTTAAATTTTAGTTGTTAATTAAAAAATTATTTAATATACTTTATATGAAGTATGAAAAAAAGAATTAAAAGATTTTTTAAAAGAATAAAATTAAGATTTTATTTATGGTCAAAAAAAAGAGACATTATACCTTCGTATGAGGAAAATAAAACACCATATGAAAAAACTTGTTTTTTAATTTGTCTTAAAGCAATCAAAGATAAAAATACAAAATTTATGATTGCCCCCGTCTCAAACAAGAGGTATATTGAAAATAAAGATATGGATATCTTTATCACTTTAGATGAAGGGACTGTTGATTTAACAAATCACATTTATCATTATAATGTAAAGTTAACCAATAGGGATTGGGAAAGAATTACGTATGTGTTTGATTTAGAAGCTGAGAAAAGAAGATTAGAATATGAAGAAAAAATTAATTCTCAGATAAAAAATTCTTTACACGATGTCTTAAAAAGAATTTCTGATTTCAGATAGAACCCTATTAACAATATAATCAACAGATTCATTCTTTGGTTTGTATGAAACCATAACTGGTTTTTGTCCTTTACCGGTTTGAGTATCTTTTTTTTCCGCTCTTCTTTTTTGTTGACAAGCAGATTTTTTTTCCGAATCAGACATTTTACCCGCAACACCGGCCGCTCTACATTTAGGGTATGAACCTTCACTAGCATCAGATCTTCCGCAAGGTGGGTGTTTACCATTAACCTTTCTACATATATCAACCCAAGGACCCTTTGGTTGTGAAGAACCTTTTGGTTTTTTCTTTTTACCAAACCATACAGCAAGGTCTTCTTCTAATTCATTTGATTCTTTAATCGGGACTATTTTTTTTCCTTTGCCCGGTGTTGGGTTTAGATTATTTCCGTCTTCATCACTAAATGTTGAATTTGGGTGTTTTTTAATATAGTTTGTTGCTTTCTCAGCTTGACGTTCAATTTCCTTTCTTTGTTTTGGTTTTATATCCATTTTCCCATCAAAACTATCATATTGTAATAAAGGACTATCATAATGTGAAACCTCATCTGTAAAAGGACCTAAAGCCGTTTTATCAAAGTTTCTTAATCCTGGTTGTAATGGTATAATATAAGACCCTCTTGAACCAGTGTTATTACCGGTTGCTTCTTTTAATATTTTCTTTATTATTTCTCTTACATCCATTATATTATAAATATTATGGAAGATGAAAAAAAAGAGTTGTACGGAAATCTATTTGGGACTATTGACATCCTATCAGAAGATCATTTAAATATTATGTTAACAACAATGGATAAGGATAGTTCCCTATATTTTATTGTGGAGTCTTTGAAAGCCGCACACAAACGTGGTGCTTTCACAATTGGTGAAACGGAAGTAATATCAAAGGCTATCCGGGTGATTTCTAGTATGGATTGATTTAGTATATAACATTACGTGTACGTGATAAAAACAAAGAACAATAATTGCCCAAGTTTCCATCCAGTATAATCCATCAAAAGTTAAAAAAATTGTGGACAAAAGATATACCGGTAAGTATAGTCTAAATCTCTTTATTGACCACAAAGGAAACACACACACAATAAAAAAACCGACAGCAAGTACATTATGAATTGTGACATAATCCTCAACTGAAAAAACGGTTAAAAGTAAAAGAAGTACTGCTGGTATTCGCCAATGAGGTAAATCAAAAAAGAAATAACTTACAAGTGCGTTTGTAAAAATAAAAAGTGGTTGTAATGGTGTGTTCCAAGATTGTGAAAGTGAAATTAAGTCTCCACAAGTAAAATAAATAATAAAAGGTTGTAATACTGCGATTAATGCGGTAAACAACCTTTTATATAGTTCAAAATTACTTATCATCTAATAACCTTTCTCATTGTCCCATCATCATATATTTCTACATAAACATCAGAAATTTTAAGTTTTTCAGGATCAATTTCCTGACCATTTAAATTAACATATTTAATTATAGTTTTTTTACTTTCTAAATCTATATTATTTATAGTTATTGGTCCAAATGTGTCATAAACACCATTTAAATCATATTGTTGTAATCTATAATAGTTTATGTTTGGGTCAACTTTAAAATCAACAACATCGTAGGTTATTTCTTGTGTTGAATTTCCTGCTGCGTTTAGTGTTGCGATAGTAGTCCATATTTCACCATCTCTACTTTTTTGTAGGTTAAAGTGGCTTGTATTTTGTTCAGATACAGTTGACCAAAATAAATAATTATTTGGACCTTTATTCACACCATTAAAAGTTGATAATTCAACAGGTAATGGGTTTGGATCTGAAAGTGCTATTTTTATATTTGGTCTAAGACTAGATTGTACACCATTTGACGTGGGATATGACGCATCTTGGTGACTATACCCTACCGTATTAGTTTTTGATGTGTAATAAAACCAAGGTTCGTCAAAAGTATATGTACCATTTCTATTTTCCCATTTTATAAGTAAGTTATTTGTGTTATTCCAAGGAAATGGTGTTTGTAGTGCAATTTCGTTCCACCCAATATTCCAAGTAACACTACCATCATAAACCAATGTATAGTTAGATGATACATAATTTGTTTGTGCGTTTTCACTAACCGGTGAGGGTAATACTGATAGTGTTGTGTGACCCATATATATTTTTTGGTTTGTTGCGGTATAAGGACCTGGTGTGGTTGGGTCTACTTGGAAACGTATTTTTGTAATGTTTCCTTCTGTATTAATTTCCGACTGTAAATAAATTATTTCAGACCACCCATATTTGTAGTAATGATTGGCGGGTGCGTTATAAACAACACCTTCACCACTACCTATACTTACTATGGTACTTCCTGCCGTACTACCTTTTTGATACTTAACTATTGCACTAGCGTTTATGGTGTTACATGTACTTGAGGCAGACCAACGAGTTAAAAGTATTGAATAATTACCTGAAGTAGTACAATACCATGTTATTTCTGATTGTGTATTAAAATAATCATCACTCCACGCTAAAACTGAACCTCCAGTTGCTGTAGAATATAAACGAAGATATGTATCTACCGTAGTTTGACCTACAGTAGAAAAGGTGTATTCATTACCCGCTTCAGCATAAAAATTAAACGCTCTACGACCAGCGGCATAAGCTGGCGTATATTGTAAGGTTGTTGTTGGAGTAATTGTCTCATTTGTTGTTGCGGTATTACAATACTGTGACAATCCTGAAAAAGTCATTAATAAAGTAAAAATAAATAATATTAAATTTTTCATAACTACGTTTTTATTATTATAAATATCAAAAATAAATGTTATAATCAAGTTTTTTGATGTTATTTGTTTATACTACCACTTTTAAGTCGGTAAAACTAAGTTCTATATTATCAGAAACAACAAATTCAAATAAATTATTTGACAATATCTCCAAATCTTTACCTAATTCAAGTAGGTCTTCGTCAGATTCCTCATAAAACCAAATAACATTATTTTGTTTAAGATTGATTAACTTAATTAAGTGGAGTATAGAATTGGTGTTAATGTGATTTAATTTTACCATAATTGTTTTTATCTCATATTTTTTAATTTGGTTTATTATTAATGACCAAAATAATTCTGGTTCAAACAATATTGATTTACCCTCAATACTCAAAGTATTGTTGTTATGATTAAAAACAACTTTTGGTGTTGTATTAGTTTTTTCTGATAGTGTTGTTCTCATTTTTTTATTTTTATTTCATAACCAAAAAAGGCCGTTAATATTTCTTCTTCATCCTCTTTAACTAAATCATCTTCACAAAGATTTAATATTTCAGACAGAGTTGTTTTGTCTTTTATTTCATCAGTTACTTTTTGTTTAAACCTCTGAACCCCCCTAATCATTTCTAAAGTTTCTTCAATATCACTTATGGATTTTATATTTTTATCGTTAGAACTTTTATTTATCTCATCTAATAGGTCCCGTATAACTTCCCAACAATGGTCATCCACCATATTTATAACCCTAATTTTAGCCTCTTCAAGAATAAGTTCTATTTTCATTTTTTTTAACTTTTATATATTCTTTTTATTACCCCACCCTCAACCATAAAGTAAAAACCAACGGGGGCATTATCAAATCTAATTTGTTTTCCGTTCATATCTAAAACAATTTCTGGATTTAATTTTTCATTAGTGTTTATTATTTCTCCTATATTTAATATTTCTTCTGTTAAATTAGATAAAATTACATTCTCAGAGGACATACATCCATTATCATCTGTAACTAATACCTCATAAAAATCCGATACCACACTATTTAAATCCTCACTAATTTCACCATGATTCCATTGATAGTTATACGGTTTAGTACCACCAACCACATCTAAATCAATTGATCCAAAGGTATTTTGAGTTGGTTGTACGTAATTTAAACTTGTAACAAGTAGTTCGGGTTCGTTAATTGTAAAATCTTCCATTACAACACACCCTGATTGGTCTGTTACATTTACCTGATAGTACCCAGGTTTTAAATTTGTCATAGTACTTAATGTGTTACCATTTGACCATTCATAAGTTAAAGTAGAATCACCACCTTGTGTTGAAACACTTATCCCACCATTTTCAAAACCATAACACGTTACATGATTAATTTCGGATTGTGTTGTTATTTCACTGTAAGATTCAATTTCTCTTTCTGAGTAAAATTTACAACCTTTAACATCTTTAACTTCTATACTATAAAAACCAGTAGAATCTACTTCTATTTTATCATTAGTACTACCATTAGACCATTCAAAAGATAAAGGAACTTGACCTGTAATGTTGTTAAATTTTGCCTGTCTTTTTGAATCAACACAATTAACATCAGTTATTAGTTCACCCTCAATCGTATTGAATTTTTTTGCCATTAAAACAGCTTTATAAGAATCTAATTTACCTGAACCTAACATACCAATATAGTTTTGGTTAACTTCATAAATTGAGCTATCAGCAGTTTCTTTAAGAATATACTCAATTTGATCGGGAGTTAAACAAGGATTAACAGATAACATCAAAGCTACGGTTCCTGAAACAAGTGGTGTGGCGAAAGAAGAACCATTTCCTGTAACATATTGACCCGGTGATGTTGACAACACTATGTCGTATCCAGGAGCCGAAATATCTACTTTATTATTGTGTTGGTGTGTTGAATTTGGGTTGCCGATGAATCTTTCGTGATTGTTGTTCGGTCCAACAGATGTAACTGAAATTACGTGTTCGTATGATGCAGGATAAACTTCGTTTACTGACCCACCACAAGTACTTCCGTTACCAGCGGCTGCTATTATAACAGAACCGTTGTTATGAACCTCATTTATAACTTGTTGTGCGTAATAGTTAAAATAACAACTAGAAGCCCAACTAGCGTTTATTACTCTTGCTCCTGAATAAGTTGCTTCAAGTAATTCATTATAATCCATAACTCTTAGTTGTAACTTTGAATTGTAACCAATTGAACTTTTACCGGCGAAATTATTTGTGTTACCTGCAGCTGTTATAGCTACCGCGGTACCATGAGTATAATCAGTACTATAGTTGTCAATTGTTCTATAAGTAATTTTACCACCAAGATCTTCGTGATTGTGGTAATAGTTTGCATCTGTAATAGCAATAACTACTGAAGTATCTCCGTGTGTGATATCCCAAGCTTGTTCAGCGTTTATTGAATTAAGTGCGTAATCGTACATAAAAACTGAGATGTCGTTTGGGGTGTCAAGAGTTTTATATTCAGGACCTAATTCAGGTTTAACAAAATTATTATTTTTAGAAGTTCTTACTAGTAATTCATTAACATCACAATTACAATTTATTTGATAAACTTGTTGTAATTCAGAATTATGTGATGATGGAAACGCCTTTTTTATTTCTGTAATACTAAGGTCTGAGATTGAATTTAAAACCTCAGTTCTTTTTGATTCATAATTTGGGATTTTTACCCATACGTTGTCCTGAGATAAGACACTAATTGTTGTTGTTAAAATTGTTAAAATTGTTACTATTAAATTTTTCATAATGTGTATATTTTTTATTGTATACACATAGTTAGTCATATAATGGTATAAAGTCCTTTTGTGGGGGGTATAGTATTTTTAAATTAAGGGGTACGCTCTATAGTAGTATAAGTACTACATACGAATGGTTAGGTAAAAATACTTAAATGGGGTAAAATTTTGTATGATAGTTTATTTCATAGTTTTTTCTATAAAACCATCATCATATATAAGTAAATATATTTCACCTTCTTTCATATTTAACACCGCTTGTCCCATTAAATTTGTGATTTTTATAAGTATTCTATTCTTATGTTCTTTAATGTAGATAATACTAAGATTTTCAAATTTACCATCATAATCTGTTTGTCTTAAAATAAAATATCCAGAACCAATCGTATTTCTAATTGAATATTTATGTTTACCTTCAGATGGTACATTATATTTTGGTTCAAAATTATACCCATCCATTGAGTGTAATATTGTGTAATAGTCATTATTATATTCTGAATATATGTCCCACCATAAACTATCTCTATCTCCTTCAAAAGAGATTAAACTTACCGGTAATGGGGTTGTCATTTGCCACAATTCAAAATTATCTAACCACCATTCTTCACCTACGGAATTAACTCTAACATAAACTCTTGCGGTAAATTGTGTTACGTTTGTAAATTTTAAACGTATATCAGAATAAGTTCCGTTTTGTGCTGAATATGTTGTGAGTGTCCCGCTTGCTGTTTTTTGTATTAATGTTGTGTTGTAATTCCATAACGCATTATCATAACCATTAATTTTTATCTCTTGAACCAAAGTAGTATTATCGGTACTAATATAAAGTAATACGTAATCGGCAATATCAACACCAGCACTTAAAGATGACGATGAACCAAATTTATAAGACCCTAATCTAAATCTAAATTCATACTCAAATCCTTGGTCTAATCCTGTGATATTTGGTAAAACATAGACCCCTTCTTCAATGTTTGACGTTCCATTACCGGTACCGATTAAAGCTGCTGATGATGTACTACTAACAAACGCGTTGGCGTAATAACCGGTATTATTTCCATACCCAACTGACCATCCGCCTAACCAATTGAATGATTCAATATAGTCGTATTTTATTAAAGTTTGTGAAAATAAAAATGGTGGGAAAAAAACTATTAAAAAAAATAAAAAAAACTTTTTCATATTAACAATAAATAGATAAAAAGGTTAAAGAATGTAATGATTTATTTAATTATTAACAATAACTTATCATATATGATATTTTATTTAACAAAATAAAAAAAGGTCAGATTTCTCTGACCTTTTCAAGGGTTATTTAAGTTTTGATTATCTCAATTCTCTTAAATCAAATGTACGAACTCCATCAACAGTGATACGAGCGTAGAAACGGTTGTTAACCATTTTCTTAGCGTATCTTGTCATAATACCTTTGATAGGTGTGAAGTTGAATGGGTTGTACATTGTAGGTGTTAACTGAAGAGGTACGTATGGTGCGTAGATGTATCCAGTGTCTAACAATGATGTTCCTTTGTGACCCAACAAGATTGTGTTTGGTGGGAAGTAAGGATCACGATAAACTTGGTAACGTCCAGCAAGAGTACCAACTCTTTCAATACCCATATTGTATTGGTCTTGCTCAGGAGACGCGTTAGATACGTGGAAGTATTCTAAATCGTCAAAGATAGCTGAAACTTCAGAAGAAACAACAATCCAGTTAGCACCACCTCTAAGTGTAGACTTGTGGATTTGTGCAGACAACTGGTTGATTGCTGTAATCAACGTTTGGTTCCAGTCTTTCTGTGTGTAAGAAGTAGTCAAAGACAATCTTCTCCATCCATTGTAATCCCAACGTAGGTTCCATGCAGCACCTTTACGAAGGTCTCTTAGGATTTCACGGTCAATTTCCGCAGCAACTTGTTCTGAAAGAAGAGCAGTAAGCTCAGCTTCAGCATCAATGTTATGGAATGCCGCAACGTCTTGAGCAAGCTCTGGAGACCATTGTGCTCTTAATTTTCTTTCAGTAACTGATACTGTAACAGACTCAAGGTCAAAAGAAACCTCTCCGATTTTTTCTTCAAACTCTAGTTCTTCGTAACGTCTCCAAACAGCAGTAAATGATGTTGCAGATGTGATAGCAGAAAGAGTAGAACCAGTGTACCCATCAAGTGAAGTGTCACCACAAGATGCACAAGCAGGACAAGAAAGATCTACTTCAAGAATGATACAACCATTAGCGTTACAGATATTGTTAAAAGAACCACCATTTCCATCAACTGGGAATGTAGTTTGATATTGACTACCATAGTCAACAATTCCTTTACCATATTTTTGAGTTACAACTCTAAATAAAAGTGGTGATGCACCAACTGTAGGAACTGGACATACGTTAGCAGCATCAAATCCTAATCCTGTATTAGTAAGGATTTTAAGGTCAGAAAGGAAAGATTCTGTATCAATTTCATTTCCGTCAGGTCCGATAAGTTTACCAGCACCTGGGATGTTACTCCACCCACAAAGTTTGATAAGAACTTTTCTTGTGTTACCAACATAAGCAGCGTCGTCATTGTTAGCATCAACTAAGTCACCATTTGACCATTTTACAACAGTAGCCGCTGCCGTGATAGCAGAAAAACGACCTTTAGAATAATCAAATAGACCAGCAGGATCCAATCCTGGCTCAGCTCCTTCGTAGAATAAATCATAAAGATTTTTTGAGAAAGGTGCGTTAGCGTTAGGTGCTGTATCAGCTCCTGGGTAACCTTGACCCGGTACGTTATAACCACCATTAACCGCTTCAGGAGAACCAATTGGTGGATAGTGAACACTACCAGCTTCATTTGGGTTATATCCTTGGATACGAGGTACAAAGTAGAACAATTTACCAATTGGTAAGTTCATAGCTTGTACTGATACGATATCGTTAGCTAACAATTTAGAGAAAACTCTTCTAACGATAGGGAAAACAACCGTTTCAAAAGCTCCGTTTGAACCTTCTGAAGTTGCTTCGTTAATTAGGTGAGATGCTTGGTTCTCATATAACTGAGCCACGTTCTCTTTTAGATGACCTTTAAGTCCATCAAGGAATCCTAATTTATCCCATTTGTTAATTGTATCTTCTTTGATAACTTTAAGGTGCTTAAGACCGATGTTACCAACAAGACCAGATTCTAATAATGCTCCCATTTTCTTTTTTTTTAATTTATTTTATGTATTTAATAAATACTATGTACTTTTAAAAAGTTTATTTTATTTTTCCCATCAAGTCTTTCATTCTCAAAAATTGTGGATTTTCATACGTTTTAGACTCAATTAAGTTAGCAGCCGAACCAGTACTTGGTGTTTTAGAGACTGTTCTCTCAAATGATTCTGTGATTGTATTTTCCGTAGATTTTGGAGATCCTAATTCATCCTTGATAGATTTGTAAAGATTTTTTGATTCTTTTAAAGTATCAACATTGTCAAATCTTCTAAGAATATTAATCTTTTCTTGTTTTGTTGTTGAATGTTCTGTAAACAATCTAGTTGCATAAGCAAGATTTGAGTTAAATATGGCAACCTCATTTAATTTAGTTCTGAATAGATCAAGAGCTTTTCTGTATTCTTCATTTTTTGCTCTCAAAACTTCTAATTCTTCAGTACCTTCTTTTCTTAAATGTCTTGGTGCCGCTTTTGGTTTTGGTAAACCTTCTCTACCCCAATACTTGCCATTAGCCAATGTTCTTGACGCTTCTTTAGTTTCAGTTTTTTTACCTTCAACTTTTTTCATTTTACCATCAAGGTTAGCACCTTCTTTGTATTCAAATTTTGCTTTACCAGTACCCATAGTTTTGTTAGCAGATTTTTTAACTGTTTTAAATCCACCACCCATATTAGGTTTCTTGTCATATTTGAATTTAGATGCGTTACCCATTCCGATACCTTTAGGTTTAATTGATTTTTTAGATTCGTAAATTGACTCTTCTACGCCGATTTCGTCTTCTAACTCAGTATCGTCTAACTCAAGTTCAAAGATAATTTCATCCTCTTCTTCATCATCAAAAGAAAATTCATCATCCTCTTCTTCATCATCAAAAGAAAATTCATCTTCCTCTTCTTCATCATCAAAAGAAAATTCATCTTCATCTTTCTCTTCGTCTTTAGAAAAGTAAAAATCAAAATCATCAACTTCTCTTGAATAGAGTTCTTCCAATTCTTCATCGGAACCCATTTCAGAAAAATCATTCACTTCAGAAAAATCATCCATTTCAGATTCACCTAATTGTATCAGATATTCGGTATCATTTTCTGTATCTGATAGATGTATCATTTTGTCATCTTTTTTTACAATAACACCATCATTATCTCCCATTGCTTTAAACACAGTTAAAACTTCTTCGTCTGAAGCTCCGGTTAAATCAATTGTGTCATCTTCTGTATCAGTATCAAATTCCATTTCAAAATCATCTTCTGTGTCATCCATGCCAAGCATGTCATCTTCTTCTTCGGAATCATCAACATCTAAATTATCAGTATCAATATCTTCCACATCTGTATCAACATCCGTGTCCTCAATATCAACCTCATCGTCTTCAACCTCATCTTGTTCTTTAAGAGATTCTTTTACTAATGAACTGATTTCTTCCTTCATTGTTGAAGAAAGTATTCCTTCTGCATTCTTGTTAAGAGACTCCTCCAGATTTGAAATCTGAAGTAACGCCTCTTCAATAACATTTTTATTTTTTGTCATTATTTTGTTTTCTATTAACAATAAATACTAACAAAAATGAAAAAATTCGTTTTGCGTGATATAAAACAAAAAAGGATGAACATTTGTCCATCCTTCAAGTATTTTTAAATAAATTGTATTTTATTCAATTACCTCATCAATTTTACTTTCTGTAATTGAAGTGATTCTCCAATCCATTGTGTAGTTTTCATAAATCTTGGTAACCTTTGCCTCTACATCTGTTGGTGTATATCCCAAAACTAATTTTTCTTCTTTAACTTTTTTAACTCTACCGGATTCACTATCAAGTAAATCTGAAGTAATTTTTGCTACAAAATATTTTTCTCCTTGTTCCATAATTTTTATTTTAATTAATTATAGAACAACTATTTTTATTTATCAAGAAAAGCGGATAATTTATCCATTAATTTTTTTGATTTATCAATTGCTGAAGCATCATCCATTTCACTACTTCTTGTTGATTGCATTTTCTTTTCCTCATCAAGATTCTCCTCATAATTCATTCTATCATCTTTATTTAAGAAAAGATATGCACCAGGAGTTGAGGGAGATGATACAAGGTCAAAACAAATTAATTCAAAATCTTTTTGTACCTCATTTGTTTCACCAACTTTTTTAAGTGAACCAACTCCACGAGATGAAATACCCAAAGTAACACCTTGTCTTAAGTAGTTTGCTGCCAAATCACCTTTTGTGGAACAAACTCCCCTTTCGTGAAATCCTGGACTTGTAAGCAATTTTAATTTACCCATAAGAACATTTCCTTCCCACCATACTTCGGTTATAATGTGTGATACCCGGTCAAGATCAATAAGAGAAGATTCTGGGTGATTTAATTCAGAAAGAGAAGTTCCTCTTTCAATCATCTTTTTATAATTTTCAGCTTCTCTTTTTAAAATATCTTCAGGATATACTCTACCGTTTCTATTTGGCGTATTGTATTTTTGTAATACAGCGTAGAACTCAAATGGTTTTGAGTGATCAAGGAAACTTTTATTTTCCATTATATAACTATTTTGAGTTACTTTAGGGTTGATATATCCGGCATCGTACTCAATTAGAATACCCTTTCCAGTTTCACTTGGTGATAAAATTTTATAATTACTCATCTTAAGTTTTAATAATAAATATTAATCAATCTGAGTTTTTATTTTTTCCGGTTTAATATTTCCTTTTTTTGTTAAATAGAATTTAAAAAATTTGTTATGTGTGAAAACCTCTGAGTATATATCTTTGGATAATTTTTTAAGTGTTTTTTTAAGAATTGGTGATTTAAAGTCAATAGGATTTTCTAGGTTGTATAGATTTATCTCAAGATTCATAAATGATTTTTTCTTTAATTGTATACCACTTGTTCTTAGGTCTAAATCAACTATAAATTTTTCATCAAATAAATTTTTATCAATATTATTAAACACAGAATGTTTTATATCTCTTGTCATATTAAGGACAACTCTTTCCCAGTTTAGACTTTCTTTTTTTGGTTCTACCCAGGTTTGTAAATTTAAATAAAGGGATTTGAATTCTTTTGAGTCTACAGTACCATAACTGACTTTACAAGTTCTAAACCCATTTATTTTGGAAGTTTTTCCTTTTTTCATAAAACTTTTTCATAATTATTTAGTTTATTTTTTAGAAGTTTATGTATTTTTGGGATATATATCAATATAATATCAAAATATGTTAAAAGTAGAAGTTAAAAGAGGTGATATAGAAAGGGCGTTAAAAGAACTTAAAAGTAAGGTGATTAAAACAAGACAAAATTCCCACCTAAATGATAGACGGGAATTTAAGAAAAAATCTGTTGTAAAACGTAGCCAGGTTAAAAAAGCAATCTATATTCAGAAACTAAAAATTACTCCTAAAGATTTGTAAATAAATCTTTTAATTTGTAATAATTTACTCTATTGTAGGTTTCGTTATTTAATTTATTAATTGTCTGATTAATTCTTGATGTTACTTCAGTATCATCGTTTGTTGATTTTAAATCATTTAATTTATCAAGAGTACTCTCTTTTAATACTTCATATTTAACCAATAATTTATCATTGTCTTCTGACAAGATTTTTTTAACTTCTTCTCTTTCAGATTCGTTAATACTAGATAAATAATCTGAAATTGTCTTATTAGCAACATCAACAATTTTACTTACTGGTAATTTTACCATATCAGTGTATTCTTCTTTTTTTGATTTTGATAAAGATTCTAAAATAAACTTTTTACTTTTAATTCTTGATTCAAGATTTAAGTTTTTTGTGTAGACTAGATTGTCAATATTTTCATATATGTTTTTAGTCTCTATTTCAGATAACCATAAATCTAATTCATTAATAGAGTTTGAACTTAAATTTTTAATACTTTCCTTTAAAGTGGTTATTGATTCGTTAAGGAATTCATTTGCAAAATCATCACTATAACCCTTACTTGAAGATAGTTCGTCGTACATATAATACATTTCTTTTAATGTCTTGTTTTTTAATACAAGTTCACTAAAAATAAAAATGTCTTTTTTAAATGATTCCTTAAGGTATGAATCTGTTAGACATTTCTCTATTTTACTTTTTATAAGTCCAAATTTCATTTTAATTGTTTTTTAATAAATATATTACTTATCTAAAATCTTCATAAGTTCTTTTTCTATTTCACCTAGAGAGTTATTACCAATTAATATTTCATTATCAATATTTTCTAATAATAGATTTTCCATCTTTGCCTTACTTTCTGGTAGACCACCTTCTGGTCCTCCCGGAGGTGGTCCTGGTGGTGGTGGAGGACCTCCTAAGTCACCACCCATATCCATTCCGCCACCTTCGGCCGGTGCTGCGGCTGTTGAGTCGGTTACCCCACTTACAGTTTTATACAAATTGTCAATGTTATCAAATAATCCGGTATGTGTAATAATTGTTGGTGTGTTTACAAGTTCTGCCGCAACCGCTTTCTCCATTCTTTGTCTTTGGATATCTAATTTGATATCCTCGTCTGACCAACCAAATATATGTTTCTTAGCCCAAGTCGCCGATGTTGGTGCGATTGTTCCTTGGATATCTGTAACCAAATCTTTATAAAGTAATACTTTTTCTTTCCAAACCTCAACCATAAGAAGATCAGCTTGTTTTGACGGGTTTGTAAGACCTAATGTAAAGTTTGTAAGTTCGTCCTCAAATCCTAAAAGAAATAAATGAATAATTGCAATTTTGTTTAATTCAGATAGCATATTTTTCTGAATTTTATTAATTGTTCTTGCAAAACGAATATCAAGTAGAGATAAATTTTTACCATCACCAACTGGTTCTTCAAAACCAAGGTAAGCTTTTGGTACACGAATAGCGGTTACAAGTTTCTTTTGGATGTACTCAATATCCGCAATTTCAGAAAGGTTCTGAGCACCTGCTAATGTCTCAATTGGCATTGTTTGTGTTGCATCACGAACCGGAATAAAATAATCTTGATCCACCGCCATTTGATTAAATCGTAAATCAACATTACCTGTTTTATTATCTACAATTTGATCCCTTTTAAATTTATTGGCAACACGTTGTACGTATGGTTCAACATCTTTATCGTCCATATTTCCAACGAATACTTTGAATACCCTTCTTTCCGGGGCTCTTGATGTACGATAAATTAACATCGCATCTTCAGCAAGTACTAATTGTTTCCAAATTCTTCTTGCCTTTTCAAGCATAGAAGTTCCATATGGTAATTTTCTATCGTCACCTAGAAGTCTAAAGTGTGCTACCTCCCAAGTGTTAAATTCCATATTTTTTTCTTTCCAATTAAACCTAACACCCTTCTCGTCTGGTTTTACTTCAGTGTTAGGTCTTTTTGGGGACATACCCTTTTCTAACCTTTCAATTTCAATATTCGGTAACTGAACACAACCAATGATTCCTTTTTCTGGATCTAATTTTAAGTAAACAAAATTATCACCATACTTACAAGTGTTTCTAATCCACATCTGTAAGTTTGTGTTGATATCTAATGTATTATTAAATAAATCGGCTAAAATTCCTTTTATTCTTTTTGATTCTGAATATATTTGAAGTATATGTCCGTTTTCATCTGGTGTTGTTGACTCTTCAGCATAAATGTCAAGTGCTGTTGATATCTCCGGAGTAAACTCCATTGATTCATAATCATAAAATGCTGCAAGTCTTGTTGGTTCATAATATATTGCTTGAGTATATAAATTACTTTCAATCTTTTGCCATTGATTTGCTAAATATAAAGTTTGTTGAGATTGTAGTAACTCTTTTTCGTATTCATTTCTATCTTTAGTTCTTAAAAGTTCTTTCTTATCAAACTTATACGTTGGGACATCTTGACCCAATAAAGAGTTGGGACCAAAGGCCTGGGTCAGTCGTTGCCAAACAGTTAGTTCATTATTTTTATTTTCCATATTTAAAATTTAAATATTTTTTTATAATATTAAATATTTTAACACCAAACCAAGACATAATTATCTTGTGTTGTTATATAATCGTAATCTTGTGTTAGAATATAACAAGTTGTTATTTCTTGAGTGGTTGTAGTTGTTGTTACCGGTGTTCCGGGACCACCTTCTGGTAATGGTCTATACTTATACTGAAAAGTATTTGGAAATTTTTTAACCGAATAAATAGGTTGACCAGTCACAGTAAGTGTTGATCCACCAATTAATCTGCCAGATGTTTTTCTACTTTCTAATCCCATTTTTTTATCTTGTCATTCCACCAAATAACCAGCCGTATTTCATATACTCCTCTCTACTTGGCCCACTATTATTTCTATATCTATCATTCATTGTATTCATATTTGGAAGTACCGGGTCAAAATGAAGTTGTCTACTAACTGAATCATTATTTGACACAGTCCAAGATTCAATCATCATTTTTGTTTTTTCAACAACCTTTTCAAGTTTTTGGAATGACGATTCCCCAACATAAATTGCCATTGATATCCCCATAATTAAATCATCGTGTTGTCCTTTCTGGTGATCTGGTCTACCATTTACATAAATAAATGTGTTCATCTCATTGTACAAACGAGAACTTCTAATTTTAAACTTGTGTCTTACATACTCCTCAAACGCTGCAATAATCTGAACCCGTTTATTGTTAAAATTAATCCCGGGGATTTTATCCAAGGCTTTTGCGTTATACGACCAGATATTTGTCGTATCAACCCCATCAATATATAAGTTTTTATAACCAAGTTCTTGCATTTTTCTAACTGTTGTAATTCCCATACCTCCGGTAATATCCACAACACAAAAAGCATTGTACATTAATCCCCATTTGTATGCTATTTCAGCAAGTGCATCCGGTGGTATTTTCCCAACATATTCAAGAACTTGTTCTCTTTCATCAAAGTCAATAATTTGAATTGATGAAAAGTCTTCACTATCACCTCTTGATACATCAACACCCATAATGTATTTATGTCCTTGTTCTGGTTCTTTCCACATCCAAAGAGAATTTCCCATCATTTTATTTGGTGCATCATAGATTGTATTTGATTTTAGATATTCTAGTTGTTTTGCGTCAAATACGTTATCTCCAGATCCTAAGAATTCACAATTTAACTCTTGGTTAATTTTTCTTTTATCGTATTTTAATTTTTTAACCATTTTCTCATACCAGGATGAGCATGGTTTATATCCTTTAAGGAAATATTCTTTTATGTGGTCATAATCTCTTTCGTATGGGTCAGAATCCCCAAATGAAATATTTCCAGAATGGTCTCTTTCTTCTTTGTGTAATAAATAATCAACCATATCATCTGTTGGGACAAGATATAAGTCTTTGGAATATCTTGGGTCTTTCCACCAAAACATTTCAGAGATTTTAAAGTTATTTATACCTTTTGTTGATTGATCGTAGATTTCATAATAAATTGGGTCATATCCATTTGGTGTTGATACAACAATTACTTTACCACCGGTAGAAAGTGACGCCATACAAGCTGCCCAGAAATCATTGTCAGCTTCAATGAAGGCTGCTTCATCAAAAACAAGTATTGTTGGTGTGTAACCCCTTAGTGCATCTCGTGATGTTGCAACAGCTTTAACTTCACAACCATTTGTTAACTTATAATGTCTTTGTGAATTTTTGTCGGCTGAAAATCCGGTACCAACCCACTTTGGCCATTGGTCAACAAAGGCTCTAATCTTGTTTGCCATTTCCATTGACGTATCAAGTTTGTTTGCAATAATTAGAATTTTTTCTGGTTTTTCTTTTTTAGCAAACACAAGTCTTTTTGATACCCAAGCGGCGGTTACCGTTGATACACCAGCCTGGCGATACTTGAGGGCTATATTTTCCTCATAATCTTCATAATCTTTTAGTAGAGATACTTGATCTGGAAATAACTCTAATGGAACATACTTTGAGACTGTATTATCATATGTTTGTAAATAAGTTCTTAAAGCATATGGTGTGTCTCTCATACACTTCACATACTCAAGCATTATTTGTTCCTTTGTCAAACTCATAAAAGTATTTTTATATAAATATCAAACCCCCTTGTTATTTTAAACAAAGGGGTTTATGTTATTTTTAAAATTTATAATATCACCTAACAAAGTATAATGATATTTCATCATTAATATCTTTCATTTTAATCCATCTACTAGGGATTTGTTGGTTTTTTAGAACTCTTATTTGACCAAGTAAACCAACAACATTCCATTCAGGTCTTTTGGCTCTAGGTGTGTAAGTAATAGTTGGGTCAAAATTTGGTGTTATCTTTGGTCTTTTCCCCGTAATTGTTTTATGAGTTGTAACTCCACTCACAACATTATCAACAACGTCATAAGAATAATCCTCCATTACTATTTTACCCCAGATATCTTTTTCATATTTACCAACCCATTCATCTGCTGTACCATCTTCATTGTTACCAACAAGTGTAGGTGTTGATGATATGACACCAATTGCGTTATTAGCGTCTTGACAAACTTTTATTTTATCCCCGTCTAATTCTACAACGGTGCCAAAAGGAAGTGCTTCACCTGTTACGGATTCAAAATATTCAGCGTAATCGGCACCAGTATTATAACTGGCACCAGCGCCATAAACATTACCACTTGTGTCAACTCTAAATGCGTTTGACCTTGCGGAATTTGATGTGCCTTTACCTATAATAAATAATTGATTTGGGTTTGTTGTGTCATTCCACGTACCAGAAACGTGTTGATACCCTTCGTATGCAATTGTCCCATTACCTTCAGCGTGTGACCCAATACTTAAACTTAATGTTGTGTTACCTTCAGCGTGTGAATAGGTGCCCCCCTGAAATAAAGTTTGGTATGGTAGACTTTTTCCCCACATAAAGGCTCCAGGGTTATAAATAGAAAGTGGAACTCCGGCACTAACAAATAACCCCGGTGTTGCTAATGTGACATTTGTTTTTGTTGTAAACGTTGCTGTAGTTACGGTGTGTATTGACCCATCTAAAATAACTGTAGTTCCACTAGGGAAATAAGCCGTTAAATCCCCAAAAGAAGCTGGTAAACCAACAACACTACTACTTGTACCGTCTGTTTCCCAACCAGGTAACCCAACTCTATTGTTATAGCCTTCAGCGTGTGACGAGTAACCAATTGTTATATTACCAACACCCTCAACGTGAGAAACGTAACCTAAACTTAAGTTGTCATCACCTTCTGCGTGTGATCCAACACCTAACGCAACATTATTAAAAAAGTAACCACCTTCAACGTGAGCCCCAAAACCTAGGGATTGGGATGTATTTTGGTTTACCCCTTGATATGGGTACGTTGTTGCTAATGAGGTTGGGTCATAAATTGAAAGTGGTAGCCCTCCGCCTGCATTTAATGTTGTATCAGTTAATTGTATGTTTGTTAAAGTGGTGAATGTTGAGGCACTTACAGTGTAGAACTGACCATATAAAACAACTATAGTTCCGGATGGGAAATTGCTAGATAAATCACCGAAACCGCTAGGTAATTGAATTAGGCCATTAAACGTACCATTAGTCGTCCAAGCAGGTAAACCTGTAACACCATAAGCCCCTTCAGTGTGTGAAGAACCACCATATGTTCTTGTTTGATACCCTTCTGCGTGAGAATACTCACCGTTAGATGTTGTATCAATACCTTCAGCATGGGAAGTGAGACCTTTTGACGTTGTTTGATAACCTTCGGCGTGAGAATAACTCCCACTAGCTACAACGTTATAACCAAAAGCCATTGATAAAAAATCATCAGCTATAGACCCATTTGATTGTATGCTATCAAAAAAAGTTATTGGTGAACAACCAACAACATTACAAACGTGTAGTTCGTTAATTGGACTTCCTGATGTGTTCCCAGTAAATGAAGATACAACACCTGTTAAATTACTACCATCACCATAATATGTAACAGCAGAAAATGTTGTAGCACTTACAGCACCATTAATTATCTGTTCTGTTAGTGTATTGTCTAAATTATCTATTATATATTTTACGCTCATTTTATGTTATATTTTGTCTATTATTTGTGCTAAAATTATTTTTGATCCTTCAGCTTTTTTTATTGTATCAACACTTGAGATATTCTCAACACCTAATTGGTATTGACAATCACCACAATTTTTAAATTCTCCACCTAGTCCGGGGTTAATATAATAGTCATACCCCTCAGTTTGAGTTTGATCAACCACAGTAAAACAACCGGCAATCGTATCATTTGATGAGTTATAAACAAATATTGTGACTGGTTTTATTTCACCTTTTTCAGCATTAGCCAAAAAGTTATCCTTTGACTCTAGTGCTACAATATCACCTAATTGTTTTTCATTTTGAAACACCTCAACACGCCTGTTATCATATTGTGCGATTATTCGTTGTCCTGGATTTTTACAACTTTCTAATATATAAAATTCACTACTTGCCATATTCTTTTTTTTAAGAGTTAATATTTGTTATGTTTAATACGTCACTACCATCATAATAGCTTAATCTAATAGAATTACTTGAGTTTTCAAATACATTACAATTGTAGTTGTCATACACAAAAGTTGCTGATGTAAAATCATAACCGCTAACAATACAGTTTATAATATTTTTTTGGAAGTTTGACCCTATATTTGTCGCACTTTGGAAGGCGTTACTAATGTTATTATAATAAAAATTATTACCTATAATTTCATTGTTATAAAACCCATACCCAATTACATTATTACTAAAGTTGTTTCCGGGTGTTGGGGACGTGAACATAGAGTTCCAAGTTGTGTTTGTTGGTGAAACTGAACTATTAAATGATCCCTCAACAGCAACATTATATATACCACCACCATTGTCGTCTCTTTTAATTTCAAGTACTCCAGGAACTATAACATCAATTGTTGATGGACTATAATCTGGTCTTTCAAATGTGATTGTAGGTCCAGATGTTGGGAAGACCAATTCTCTAGTATATTTAAATCCACCGCCATTTCCTCCTTGAGTCCATTTGGTAAATACAACTTTATGATATTCATTACTAACTGTATCATACATAATAAGTTCTCTACCAATTATATTATTACCAACATTACCATTTAAAGCATCTCTAAAATTATCATACGTTCTAGTTGTAATATCTGAAAAGTCATAGAAACCATATCCATCACCAAATCTATTATTACTAAAATCACTCAAAATAGAATTACTATCCATTGAGGACAATCTATTATTCCCAAAATAATTACCAATAAAGTTATTGGTGACATCGTAATTAAAAATATTACCATTAACACCATTGCCAAGTTTATTGGTATCAAAATAACTTACTTTGTTGTTATTGAATCCATTACCTATGGTATTTTTTAAGAATTCATTACCACAAATGTTATTATTAAATTGATTTCCAATTTCGTTATTTTGGAATTCGTAGTATACAATATTCTCTCTAAAATCATTACCAATATCATTTCTATAGAAAGAACTACTTATACTAGGTTCCCCAATAAAGTTATCATAGAAACTATCCCCAATTAAATTATTGTAGAATGGTGAGTATATTGTATTTCCACCACTTGTTGGTCCGTCAAAACCAAAATAGTTACCTATTTTATTTGATCTAAATTCACTATATATTGTGTTTTCAGTTCCGGAGCCACCATTACCAAAATAGTGTCCTATTTGGTTGTCCTCAAAATCATTATCAATAATGTTAAATGCCATAAAATTACCAACGTTATTTGAAGTAAACACACCATTAATTGGATTTGGGAATCCACCAATACCCGCGTTTCCAACAAAGTAATCACCAAAATTATTTAGTATTGATAATGTATTAAATGAATTAAACCAAAATGAATTTCCTATTTTATTATTTGTAAAATCGGAATCTATTAGATTATATATGATATCATCACCGACAACATTGTATTGGAAACCGGTATTTATAACATTTCCACCATTTCCACCTGGATTTGTTGCACCAGGATAATTTGTGTCATTACCAAAGTAATTTCCAATTTTGTTAAATTTAAAGTCGTTGAAAATTGTGTTTGTTACTGGTGGTGTGGAATCTGAATTAAAATTACCGAAGTAATCGCCGATTATATTTGACTCAAAATTATTACCAATTGAGTTGTAATAAAAATAATTTTTAATTGTGTTATTTTCAAAATTATCCCCAATAACATTATCACGGAATTCATTACCAATAACGTTGTTATACATAAATTGACCAATTAGGTTGTCTTGGAATTTATCATTAATAACGTTACCCTGTTCGTTACCCCCACCATAACCAAAATCACTACCGATTATGTTGTTTTGGAAAAGGTTACCAATTTTATTATACCCAAATCTTTCACCACTATTAGGCTCGGTATAAATAGAATTCCATTCAGTATCACTAGGGCTTACAGAACTATTCCAACCACCTTCAGAAAAACTATTATAAATACCACCATTGTTACCTCTAGTTATTCCAACTCCAGCAACACCTGGTACAATAACATCAATATCATTAGTGTAATTTCTTTTTGTAAATAATATTGTAGACCCAATTGTGTTACCGGCAGAATCAATTTCAGTTCTTTCGTATTGGAACCCACCTCCATTATTATTTTGTGTCCATTGTGTAAATTTAATTATAAAGTATTGTGATGTAGAAATAATTCTCATAACAAATTCTTTACCTAATAATCTATTACCTAAATTGCCGTTACCTACAATATTATTAAAGACATCATATGTTCTTGTTGAGACCGTAGATAAATCATACCACCCAAATAGAGTTTGATTTTCTGGTACATTACTTTGGAAATAAGTTTGTATATCATTATAAATAAAATCATTACTAATTTTATTATTATAGAAATAATAATCTGTAGAGTTATTAAAAAAGTTATCGTTTACAATATTGTTATTAAACCCATTACCGATATTGTTTACTCTAAAATTATATCCGGTTTGGTTATTATTAAACCCGTTTAAAATTGTGTTTCCAATAAATTCACCATTTATTTGATTATTTTGGTAATTAGTACCAACTCTATTGTTTTGAAACGTTTGTCTAATAGTATTATTTAAAAAGTCATTACTTATATAATTTCTATAAAACTCAAAATTATCTAAGTTTCCAAAATCACCTATTATATTATCTTGAAATCTATATAAAATATCGTTTTCGTAAAAATCAGAATAAATAGTATTATTACTGAAATTATCCCCAATTATATTATTCCTAAAATTGGTACTATTTTCACCTAATATTTTGTTATTGGCAAATTGGTTCCCAACTTTAGAGCTCTCCATATTAGAGTTTATTAAATTATTATTAAAATAATAACCAAAAGTACATTCATCTATATCATTGGTTGACACATTTTCATAACAATAATCACCCCAAGTATTATTTTGATTGTCAGTACCAAAAGTATTATTATAGCAGTAATCACCAAATTTATTACTTTCATATTGCCCTTCTAAGAACACATTATTTGCCAATAAGAAAGTTCCTGGTCCTACATTTTGATAATTATTAGCGTAATTACCAATATATGTGTTCTTAACATAATCGTTTGATATTGCATCTCCGAATGTTGTATATTCTAAATAGTCATATGTTTTAACGTTTGTTTGTTTGTAACTAAAATAACCAGAACCATTATTTTCTTCAATTCCCATATAAAAATTACTACAACAACCAAATGAATTTATAGTATCACCGGATACAGCCATTGTTGTGTTATCGGTAATACTTATAATTTCGTGGAATCTACTATTACCATCCATATAAATTACATCACCAACAGATAAACTAGTAAAATAAGTATTAGTACCAAGCACAGTACCATCGCTTTGTAATTCAATAGACCCATTTAATGGTTGTTGTTGTCTAATAGTAAACAACCTATATCTTTTAAATAAAATGTTTCTGTGATCGTAATCAGTCCTATTGTTAAACTCATCAATTCTTTCGGAAATTCTACCAAAAGCAGGATTAGTAGTAACTTCAGTTGTACTATAAGTCCAATCATATAGTATTCTATCTTTAGGATATGTTGGTTGGTAAGCTATTTCACTTATTGTATTTTCACTTGTTGCCAAAACTAAAATAGGTTCAACCGGACCTTGTTTATAGTTACCACTAGTAATTGGGTTACCATCATAATCAAAATCTGGTTGGTCATAACAAGTTTGGAAGTCCGTGATTAAATAAAAAGTACTGGCCGTTAAGGTATTAGTACTTATTCTATTGACAAGGTCAGAATATGTTACTTCTGTAGCCCCAGTTATACCACCTCCACCACCTCCGGCTTCAAGATCTATAATGGTTCCATTTGGATTTAATTTGTCAAATGTCCCAGTAAGTGAGTCAACACCGACATAATACACATCAGTTTGTGGTGTTAAGGTTGTAAAATCAACACCATTTACAAATTGTGTTTCTAGACCATTATTTTTTAAAATTAATTTACCCATTTCGTGTTTTTATTTATAAATATTTTTGTTTATCAAATAAGTTCTAAAAACGTTTACTTTTTTGTAAGTTTATAAGCCAAATCTACTTTTTGTCATATTATAATTATAATTTATTTGTGGTTGTGTTAAAGCATAATTAAACACCTCAAAACGACTCAAATACATTTTAGAATAAGAACCATCACCCATACTCGTAGGACAATTACTGGCAATGGCGTAATATAAATTTGTACCATTATTATATGGGGCTGCTCTATTGAATGTTAGGGTGCCTGCCGATGAACCATTAACATATGCAGTTAATGTTGTGCCATTATAGACCATACCTATATAATACCAATTATTTAAAGGGGTTGCTATTGATGAAGTTATAGAACTAATAGCACTACCATCCCACATTCCAAATTTTAAAGTACCACTAACCATTTCAATTTGAGAGTCAAACCAAGCTGTATTTGGTGTTGGTGATGTACCTTGTTCACTAAGAATAACACCATTATCCATTGGATAAATCCATAAAAATATAGATGTAACTTCTGATTTTGTTGGTGATGTTCCATTAAAAAAACTATCTAATGCAGTATTAGTTATTAAGTATTCATTAACACCATCAAAATATATTGACCCTGACGTAAATGCCGAATAGGTTGGTGTATTACTTAACGTTCCATCTGAAACATCAAATAAATCGGTAACTACAGAACCGGTTGTTGGATATGAATTTTGATTTGTAAAATCATAACACAAAATTGGTTTAGCTGGTATACTAGATAATATCGCTTTATATTTATTCATAGTCTTACCTTACTATCCAATACTCCACTCTTGTCCCTTCAGACCATTCAGCATAAATTATATTAACAGTACTTGTTTGATAAGTTGTACTACCCAATAATACCCACCCAACTGGAACTGTGGGCGCTGTACCACTATTATGGTATATTTTTTGGGTAACCCCTAATTTAGCATTTGTTAAAGTATCTGTTAAATTAGAAGATATCGGTGAAGAGTAAGTACCGAATACTGTGTTACCGGTAAAATGTATTGTTGCTGTAGTACTAGATAATGTGGTTATTGTTGCTGGTTGCCAAGTTCCATTACCACTAGCATCAGAGGTTAATACATATCCACTTGTTGCTCCCGATGTTACTTGTAATGAGGTCGTTTTTGTTTTACCACTAACCTCTAATCTTTCTGTTGGGGTAGAGGTTCCAAACCCACTTAAATCACCTATAACATTTACAGTACCATCTTCAGATCTAAAATGAGCAGATGCTTTACCATCAACACCACCCCTATCGGCTGAATAAAATTTGAACCCATTTGTAATACCACTAGTAGGTGAGGTACCATTAGGTATGTAAATACAATTTGAATCCGTAATGTCTTGTTGTAAATCACCTAATAAAAAATTACTAGTACACGTCAATGACGCCTTTTTTAAAATACTAGCACCTGGATTTCCGTCTGTCAACCAAAAATTAAATTTACTTCTAGAAATAGACGAAATGATTTCTGTTTCTGTTTGTATTCTACCAGTATCATAACTAACACCAGCACTATAGTCTGTCCTAAATAAAATTGAGGCCTTTCTTGTTTGGTTTTGGTTTTGTGAAAATAAAATATGATCAAGTTCGGAACCGTACCCATTACCTGCAAGAGATATGGGGTAATTTCCGTGAGTTAGACTACCTAAAGTTAATTTACCACTGCTGGAACTTAAACCATTTTCACTTAAAATAATTGCTGGGTTACCAAACTGATTGACTGATAGGTTTGTACCATATTGGCCATTTTTTCTCATAGTTAGACCAAAATTAGAGTCACCATATTGTAAAGTATAATTGTCATCCCAAGTGGTGCTCACTGTTGAATTTGTGACTGAAAATAAATTACCACTATCTACACTATTTCTAATTCTAAAAGTTGTGTCGGTAAGCGTTGTCCCAGTAGCTATTACTTGTAATATACCATTATTATAAGTCAATTGACTACTTCCACTTAGTGATGAAGATGTATCAAATAAAGCAATTTGCCCTGTAAATCCACTTCCTGAAACACCTGAAGGTGGTAGATTATAATAAGTTGTTGCTGATATACTTGTTGTGGTTAATGTACCATCAACTAGTCCGTTTCCCTTTGATACGAACCCATTTTTAATTATAAATTCATTTGCCATTTAATCTTTTCCCTTTCCAAGATTTATAACAATAAATATATGTGTTAATTAAATCTGGATCTTAATGTATTATAATTTTGTAAAATTTATAAATACAATCAAAACCCAAATCTTGACTTTGTTGAGTTATAGTTTTGTAATATTTCAGACGATGTAAGAACCCTATTATAAACAATACCCTGCGCAATACTACCAACCATATATTGTCCAGCAAAGTTGGCTCCAGCAAACTGAATTGGTGCGCTATGGTCCGAATGTAATGTTGTTGTAGTTAATACTGGTATACCATTCACATAGATAACAACATTATTATTTGGTGGTCCGGGTAAAACAACCCCAATGGTCTCACCAAATGTCATAGCAACGTGAGTCCAAGTGTTTGTACCTAAATTGATTCCAGTACTTCTTATTCCCGCATTTATATTACAACTAGGACAAGTTGCTAAGTAATTACCCCAATCAAATGCACATAATACATTATCAATTAAAAATAAACCCCAAGCGTTTTGTTTTGTAATAACACCTCTAAAACTACTATTACCACTTGTTGCTTTAATCCAAGCACTGATTGTCCCTAAAGTTATTTGTAATTGTGGTGTGTTTCCACAATTAATATATTGGTTAGACCCATTAAAAGTAAACATACCACCGACAGATGTACTAAATATTGGTGTATTAACCAAAGAACCATTATTTATGTTTCCAGAAATATCTTTTAATGTTGACCCACCCTGTAAACTATAATAAGAATTCGGTGAACTTGGGTCTATATAAATTAATAAACCATCTTCAACAATATTAGGCCCTCGCCAATTACCTACCGTACTCATAACCCAAACCTACGTTTTAATGTATTATAATTTTGTAAAACTTCTGATGATGATAAGGTTTTTGTGTAAACCATAAAATTATTTATTCTTGCAGGTAAAAACCAAGTCTTCCCAGGAGTAGAATATGTACCCAAATTAAAATGGGTATTTGTGTTAAAATAACAATTCAAACTAGTTGATGTACCTTCTAAAACCCCATTTACATAAAGTGACATTGTACTTGTTAAAATATCATAAGTACAAGTTATATTATACCAATTATTGATAGTCCAATTATTAGTTGTGGAATATATAATACCAAATGGGTTAAATGTTTGAAAACTAATCCTACCTGAAGCATTACCTAGTAAATGTAAATAATTATCAACACCATTAAGTAATGTGTTTTGGGCTTCCATAACCATATAATAATTTGTATTTGCTGGCGTTATATTAATTGTTGGACTAAACCAAATACTAAAAGAATAGTTACCAAATGTTTGGTTTGTTGTTATTTGTGGTAATCCTATGTAATCATTAGATCCGTCTAGTAATAAACAACCCTTATTTGTTTCAGAAAATGTTACACCATTAATTAATGTTCCACTATTTTTTTGTTGTACACTAATATCTGACCAAGAAGTACTGCCCGAAATATAAGATTTAGGATTTGAGGTATCCAAATAATAAATTAAATTTTCTAAAATAATATTTATACCACCCTCTGTTGTACTCATTATCCATTACCATTAAGTATAGTTTGATTAAATGAAACTGAATATGGATTAACCCATTCAGGAGTCTCCAAAATCGTTAAAATTTCTTCATAGGTATAAGGACCTTCTTTTGTTGTTAAAGAATCAACAGATGATGGAATATCACCATCCCACTTAACAAATGTTTTTGTTTCATCTACTGAGTTCCTGACTGTTTCTTCAGATGTTTCTAGTACCTGAGAAAAATCAATTTGATTTAACTCCGATACATTGAATATCATAAATTGTCTGTTGTTATAAACTGCTCCCATAATTTTTATAAATTAAATCTACCTTTATGTGCGTTAAAATTCTGTAATACTTCTGATTCAGATAACGCTCTATTATATATTCTAGTTATTGCTATTTTTCCTTTATAATTTATAAGATTATTACCAGTACCTCTACCTAGTGTTAATGAACCACCTAAATAAGTAATCCAAGAAGGGTTAGATGATATTGTTGCACCTGTTACTGTTGTAACCAAAGTGCCATTAACGTATATTTTAACTGTGGATAAATCTCTAGTTACTGTTGCCAAATTCCATTTATTTGCTGGTGCTACGTAATTTGGTGAACCTATAAAATTAAATGAACCTGGTGATGGATAAGGATTACCATTGTTTGATCTAAACCATAGATACCCTATTGCACCATAATCATAAATATAATTTAGTTGGAATTGACTATCTTCAACTTGACCGGCTCTCATTAAGTGACCCGAACCATCAAATATTGCGTTTGTTCCACGACCAGTTGAGTAAAACCAAGATTCTAAAGTATGACCACTAGCAACACTTAAAGTTGGATTATATGTAATATTTGCGTAATCATTTACACCATCAAATAAAATACTACCACCATTAGAAGTATCATAGGTCGGTCCATTTATTAAAGTAAAATTATTTCTATTACCTGTTAAATCAGACCATAACGTACCGCTACTCGGATATGAATAAAGATTAGCACCATCCAAACATACTACTAAACCATTTGTTACCACATTAGGTGCTACATTTCCACTCATTGTCCAAATCTTGTTTTTAATGTGTTATAGTTTTGTAAAACCTCATTAGCTAATAAACCTCTATTGTATATTTTAACGTTTGCTATTTCACAATTACCATTTGTTGTTTGTCTTCTAGCTATTTGTAGTGTTCCGGTTGTATTTGTAATATTTCCGTCGGCAAAAACACTACTTACAAATACACCATTAATGTAAAATTTTAAATCATTACCATCATAAGTAACACAGTAGTGGTTCCAAACATCTATACATTGTGAATTATTTAAAAGTGTAAATACAACTTTTTGACCTGTACCAGCCCAACGTTCAGAAGCAATTGCAATTACATTTGGGCTATCCCTATAAAACCACAAATTGTACCCATTTCTTGGCGCTCCATATTCACGATTAAGTAATCCGTGAAAAGTACTATTTGCTGTGATTATTTTTGCAAATAAACTTAAAGTATAAGGACTTCTATTTAAAAATTGTAAATCTGACAATATAGGGAATGTACCTTCATCATTTAAACCATCAAATAAAATACTCCCTTTATTTTTTGAATCAAATGTTGGACCATTAACTAATGTACAGTCATTGTTTCTACCACTTAAATCAGACCATACAGTTGAACCTGAAACATATGAATTAATGTTAGCAGCATCCAAACACAGAACTAAACCATTTGTTACTATTTTTGGTGAAAAATTATAACTCATAATCCGAATCTTGTTTTTAAAGTGTTATAATTTTGTTTTAATTCACTTAAACTAAGGTCCCTATTATAGATATTAACAGTTGCAATGTTACAGTTATTATAATTTATAAACCCAGGGAACCCTATTAAAAAATTAGATGTTATATTGATTATATTACCTAATGATGTGGTTTGACTTAATAATTCACCATTTAAATACATTTTAAGTGTTGACCCATCATAAGTTGATGAAATATATACCCAAGAACCTTGTATAGAACTACGACTTACATTTGCCCCTGTACCACTTGAACCAGCGGTTGAGAATCTCTCTGTGTAAATATAAACCTGATCTGATGGTTGACCTTCTATTGTGTATAATAAATTATAACCATTTCTAACACCACTAATAAAGTCTTCTCTTCTTATCCAAGAAGGGTATGTTGATTTAAAATTCACAATTTTAGTAAAAACAGAAAGTGTATACGGACTATTATTTAAAAAAAGAATGGAACTATTCTTACCACAATTTACATAATCGTTTAACCCATCAAACACTATACTACCCATATTATTGGGATTAAAAGTTGGTCCATTAATTAAGGTACCATCGTTTTTATTTTTTGATATGTCATTCCATGTTGTACTACCACTAATAAATGATTTAGTATTGGCAGCATCTAAATATAATACTAACCCATCCGTAACAATTTTTGGTGAAAAATTAAAACTCATATTATATACTTCTTATTATTGTTTTAACAACCCAGCTTGATGTTACGGCTGATGTCTCTAATATCGCATTACCACTACTCACAACCATATTAAATGTTATACCACTTGTGTTTCCAAAATCGGTTGTTGTTGTTTCTGTAAAATTAACTGAAGTTCCACTCCATATTGACATAATGTTTCCGGCTCTCAAATTGGTACCATCATTAACTGTGTAATCAAAGAAAGCTCCGGTGTATGCGCTTGTAGGAATTGAGTATATTGTTGTAGTTCCGGCGTTTGCGGTCTTTTTACTTGTAGTATTTAGTGATGGTGCTTGGTAACTACCCATTAATATCGTATTATCACTAAAGGCTTCAAGTACTGGTAGACCAGAAATATCGTTAACACTAAATAATGAACCAATTAAACTATCTGTAACACTAAATAACTCACCACTTGATCCTTGAATTGTAAATATTGGTGTTGTCGTTCCGGAGCCATAAATTTTAACAACGTCTGTTGTTTGACCAGAAAATATTGAGTTCCCATTAACATATAAATTACCATCAACTCTTGTATTTCCACTTACGTGTAGTCTTTGTTGAGGAACTCCTTTAGTCCCAAGACCTAAATAACCATTACCATCACTAATAACCTCAAGGCGCATCATTTCGGTATTGAGACCTCTAGCTGTTAATACTGGTGCCGCATGCCAAGCAAAGTGTTTACCACTTAAGGTTCCAGAATAGTGAGAAAGGTCAAAATATAAATTACCATTACCGCCACCGGCATTTTCGTGATATGAAGATAGCATTGAACTACCAGCAAAATAAGAACCCCATAAACTTGCGGTATAGTCTGGTGAAAACGTTGAGAAAAATACTGATGTTGAAAACGCCCCATTTTTTCTTTGAGCAATTTCAAAATAAGTTCTTGACGCTGAAGTATTACCTTCACCATAAAAATTAATTATGTTTGCACCAGAACCATTTGATTGGAAACTTAAATTATTTCCATTCATAGTAACAGTTCTACTACCAGTTAATGTGCCATCAGAATTATATAAATTAGTATTAAACGGGGCTTGCCAACTAGCGTTACCACTCACATCTGATGTTAAAACATATCCACTATTAGCCCCATTTACAATTTGCAAATCTTGTGTGACTACTTTTCCAGATGGTAATTCTATTGATACTTGGTTTGTTGAGCCAAAATTAACATTACCTTCGTCGCCTGGATTAATATTTAATGGTGAACAGGCGTGTAAATTTGATACGTATATATCCGCAATACATTCAGATATTGTGTTTCCGGTAAATTTAAGTGGTGCTAAATCAACAGAATATGCATTTGTCAAATCATTCCTATTAAACTCAACAATTGTACCATTAAGTGTTGCACCAGTTGTGTAGGTGTTTGTATCGTCAAGTAATTGACTAACGTCAACAGAAAAGTTAGTCACCAAATCATTACCAACAAAATCAATACTTTCACTTAATGAATTATATGTTCCGGCAGTTAAATAAAAATTATCTGTTGATAACGAACTTAAATCAACATTAAATGGAACAAATCCAGTATTTCCAGAAAAAGTAATTAATTTTGTTCCGGGATTAAAAGTTCCTGAAGTTACATAAATATCATTCTCTGGTAAATCAATTAAATATGTTGTTCCGGAACCTATAATGGACCCGCCACTTAAAATTATATTACCATTTAATACAATTAGTTGGCCTTCAGGTTCTAAGTCCAATGTACCCTCAACGATTAAATCACCATATATAAAACTTTGGAAATTATTTTCAATTATATATGTTTGTCCCGATGGAATAAACCATCTATTATATCTTGGAATATCGGCAGATAAACTTGTTCCGTTGTTTAAAGATAATGTTAGATTATCCTCTAAAGTATTATATGTTACCCCGGTTAAAAAAGTATCGCTTGAATCAAAGTAATTGGCTAACTCACCAATAGTTACTTTGTTTGTTACATCTGCTTCAACATTAACTATTGGTAGAACATCAAGTGATGAAATATCATTTGCTAAAATTAATGGTAAGTCAACTATTCTTTTATTTAAGTTGGGCATAGTTTTTATTTGATAAATATACTTTAAGTTATGTTTTTGATTCCCCAAAAAACAAAACCCCCAATTTTTTTATAAAAGGGGGTTTTTAAATTAAATAGACATTATTTTATAATCCTAATTGTGAAAGAATATCATCTTCATCTTCGTCCTCATCTTCCTCATCATCGTTTTGTTCTAATTCTGCGACAAGTTCATTAACCATTCTTTGTATCTTATCCATACCAGCTTGTTTTTCCGCTAAAACATCTTTGAATAGTTGGAAAAATTCTTGTGCTGACATAGTACTAATTTTACTAAAAAGATATAATTGAATGTGTCTTTGGTCCTCATCACTTAAAAGATCAATTGGGTATGCTCTTTGAAGTAACTCCCAAAATACTGGCCCTAATCTTAAATCCCAGGCTTCAGCTGGAACTGTATCTTCGGATGCCATAACCATTTCAGCTTGTCTTGGGTCGTCAGGTAATCCTTGAGTCCCAAGAACTTCATAAACACCTTTAACAAGTTCGTGAACAAGTGTTGGGAAATTAATTCCTCTTGCAATTACTGTTGGTGGATTTGTTGATGCGTCAATTTCAGAAGTACCGGCTTCACTACCTCCTTCTCCAGACATAGCCTCTATTGTTTCTTCCGGATACAACCAGTATAAGTGGTCAATAATTGCTGTTGATAAACTATAGTACTCAATTAAATCTGGATCTATTTCATCTAGTTTTTCAGAAACTAAATGATACATATATTGACCTTTTTTTGCTGCACCACCAATAAGAGCATTAATCATTCGTCTCTTATTTTTTTCCATATCAAAATTATCCATAGCATCCAAAAACGCCTCAACATCATTTTGATTCTCTTGAGCATTTTTAAAAGCTTGTGTCATTTCTTCTCTTGATGGTTTTTCAGATTCTCTTCTCATTTTTTGAGCCGACTCACTTTGACCCATACCAACAAGTTTTGCATCAAATTGTAACTGACCTTCAGGAACCCCTAATTGTTTTTTAACTAAATCAACAGCCATTTTCTCAAGGTCCGCTTTGTGTCTAGACTCCATTCTTGATGTTTGACTAATTGCTTGTGAAACAAGCATTAATAAATTCATTAGTGGATTTCCAGTTGTTAACTGAGTTGTTTTACCAGTTGTTCTTTGGAGTATTGTTTTTAATTTTGTAACAGTATCCTTAAATCTTCTTGAGGCAACAAGTTCAATAAAATCTCTATCCATTCTTGGCATACCGGGATGAGAAGAATATGGTGTTTCTTTACCTAATATTTTTCTTTCAATACTTGGGTCCATTCTTTCTGGTCCTTCGTAATCAATTGGAGCTTCATTTAAATTTCTTCTTATTAGATTTTTAATTTGTCTGTCGTTTAACTTTGCCATTTTATTTATTTTAATTTAACTCCAAGTTTATTCCAAGATAACCAAGATGGTATATTTGATTTACCGGCTTTTGGTTTTGGATTATGTTTTGGTTGGAAAGGGGTTCCCTTTCCTGGTGACTTTTCTTTAGTTCCGGGTTTTTTAACTGGAGTCGGAGCTGTTTCTGTCCCATACATTTCTTTTAACTCATCAGATTTTGCTTTTGGTTTTGGGTTGTGTTTTGGTTCAAAAGGATTTTTTCTTTCTCTACCTTTATCCTTTTCTTTTTTGTCTGTATCTGTATCTGGTTTTGTTCTTTCTTTTTCTTTTGTATCACCAGCTTTCGGTTTTGGATTATGTTTTGGCTCAAAAGGATTCTTTCTTTCTCTACCTTTATCTTTCTCTTTTTTGTCAGTGTCAGGTCTTGTTTTTGTTCTTTCCTTTTCTTTTGTGTCTTCTTTCATTTCACCAGAAATTGAATATAAATTACCAATTGGTTTTGTCATTTTACCTTTTGGTTGAAACATAGTATTCTTTTTTGGGTTTCTCAACACGAAGTTTTCTGACTTATTAACTTTTTCCATAATTGTTTGGATAAGTTCCCCTTTTGTCATTTCTGGATCTGTGTGTCTTTCAATTAAACTAACAATTCTATTTTCAAGGAACTTTTCATATTCCTCTTCTTTAATACTTTTTCTTTTTTTAACTGGAACAGTTTTTTCTGGGTGTAATTTTTCTGACATTTTTTTGTAGTCTTTTTTTGTTGTAGAACTTGCAAATTCATCTCTTAATTTACACCATTTTTTTTGTTCTTTTGTTTTACCATTACCACATTTAACAAAAAACAATTTTTGTTGCGCCTTTGATGCAAATTTTTCATCAAGTTCTTGTGATTCTTCACTCATCTCACCTTCTTTTGTTATTGCAGTTACAAGACCTGTTGAAGGGTCAATGCTAACCTCACCATCAACCTTTAAACCTGTTTTCTTTAAATCTTCAACAGTACCTGTTACTTTTTTCATTGCCGGAACATTTGTGACTTGGAACGCTTCAGTCGGTTCATCTTTCTTTGTAAACTTCTCAACCAAAACCTTAACTTGGTTTGGTGTTAGATTTTTAATTGTTGAAAATGTAAGCCCATTTTCAAATAAAATTTTAATATCCTTTTTAGTTTTCATACACCATTTTTTTTTCAAACTCTAATACAAGATCTCTCTCATATAATTTATCTTTAACTATTTGTTCTTGGTCACCATATCTAAAAACAAGACGTTTAACCAAAGAAAAATCAATTTCATCTTCCTTCTCCCATCCAAGAGCAATAACATCATCAATTGAGTCTTGAACGGAAAAAACATCAGATTGTTGTACTAGCTCAAGTGTTACATCACCATTTGTTAAAACACCAACCTTTTTTACATGCTCAATATCCGGAGGACTTGGATAACCGTTTGCAGGTCTTGCTTCCCAGTTTTCACCCCAGATATCTTCTGTGGTGTCAGAAAAAATAAATTCATAAATGTTCTCACCTTTGTAATTTGATCCTAAACCATTTATGTAAATTAAATAACTCACAGAGGCTTACCATTTAAGTTTATTTTAGTTTCAACAATACCATTTTTGAATACTAAATTACCTTTGTTTGTTTTACCAATTAATTTATAATTTGGGTGGTTTTCAAGGAATTTAAGAGCCCCTCTTTCTTGAGCTACAGATTCCGATAAGTTACGCACATTTTTTTTGTTTAACTCTCTTTGTTTTTCAAGTTTTTCTAATTTTGTAATTCTTTGTTTTTCTTCTTTGATAATTTCATCCTCATTAACATTAAAATATTGTGAAATAATCTTGTCAACTTCAGACTCGCCAAATGTTCCGTGTGTAAAATGTTTGAACTCACCAGTATCGCCATAAGTGTGTCTTGGTTTTCTAGCTCCGTGCATTCCGTATTCTGTCATATCACCTTTAGGTAATTCGTTTTTCATCGCACTCGTATATTGTGATGCAACAGATTTATTAATACCTTGTGCAAGATTCATAGTTTCACTCATTTCACCACCAAAATATTCGGCAACTTCACCACCTTCTGGCGCTTCTGGTGGTGTTGGTAATTCCTCCTCATCTGATGGCATTTGTGGTTCTTCCATATCTTCATCTTCCATATCCATATCTTCATCACCATCCTCGTCTTCTTCGTAGTTACCCTCAAGACGATCAATTATTTCCTCAAGATCGTCATCATCTAATACATCAACATCAATTGCAGATAAAATGGAATTCACAATGTATTTCACATCATTTGAATCCATTTCATCTTTTGTGTTGTAACTTCTGATTTTTTGAGCTAGTTTACCTGTAAGTTTTTGGATTGTTTTAAGTGAAGGTCCTTTTTTATCTCCTTCATCTTCTGGCATATCTTCATCGGCCGGTAAGTCCATTTCATCTTCTGGCATATCCTCATCTGTTGGTGGTTCCATCTCATCTGTTGGTGGTTCCATCTCATCTGTTGGTGGAGCAGGTAATTCACCACCCATTTCGTCTCCTGCTGGTGGTGGAGGAAGCTCACCCCCCATTTCATCTCCCATTGGTGGTGTTGCGGCCATATCTGGAGCTGGAGCAGGTGCCGGTATTGGTTCTGCGGCAGGTGGTGGTGGTAACTCAGGGGCTGGAGTTTCTTCTGTTTTTTTACCTCCAGGTAACCTTAGTTTAAACTTTTTTTTTTGCTCAGTAAAGAGCGACATACCTTCATCGTTACCGTAAAGGGAATTAAATTCTTTTGCCATTAAATTTAATTTTTTAAGGGCTTCAGAATACGAAGAAAAGTATTTTCTATTCTGAATAGGTTCAATATAATCGTTTACAGATTCTGAAATTGTTCTTTTGATTATATATCCTTGTCTTTCTTTTACAATTGAATATTCATTTCCATCAGCTAATTCTGCTGTATAATCTGTTCTTGTATTTTCATTTACTGGAGTTGGAATACTTTCATTATATCTGGCAATTTCCATAATTCTACGGATTTTATCCATTCCTTGTAATTTTTCACTTCCAATAGGTCTAAGTCCTCCCATAGTATTTTGTTTTGAATAAATTATTTTTTCTTAATAAATATATCAAATATTAAGATTATTTTGTTTTTTACTAAATTATTGGTTCATAGATAATTTCTTATCTATGATTTCAGTTGGTAAGTTGTAAAGTTTTTCTATATACCCATTTCTTCTGAGTAATTTGAAGACTAGATTTTCAAGCGACATCTCACCCCCTTTTTGTAATCCGCAGTTTCTAAACTTCTTAAGTTTTTCTTTATATGTTTTAACAATTGTTTTTATTTCATCCGGAGTTTCATCTTTGATATTGTCAACAACACCATCAATTATTCTCATCCATTGTTTTGCTTTTTCTTTAATTAATTCCTTGTCAATGTTTTTCATATCTTCTTTTTTAGGTTCGTTAACCCACATATCATAAAGTACTGAATAAACACCGGAACTAAAGGTGACTTCATTCTCATCCTGGACAAAACATTCAACGTCATATCCAAACATTTTAAGATTATGTTTTTGATTAAAGATTATTTTTTTAAGATCAAAAAACTCAACATATAAATCTTTTGTATTTTCTGGGAATTGGGAATAATTTACAACAACGTGTAAATCAATGTCGGAAAATTTTGACCAATTATAATTTGTTAATGAACCAATCATAATTATGTCAGTTACAAGAATATCAACACCTAAAAAATCAATAAATAGGTTTGAAATCTCAAGTAGTTTTTCTCTTACTTCTTGATTCATTTCGTATTTCTTACCTTTCTTTTCCCAAATTTTTGGGTTTAATTCTTTTTGGGTTTCAAAACTTTTTAAAATTTCCGAATTATCCATATGATATAAATATATGAAATTCTAATTAACTTAATTTTCTATATTTAAAAGCTTTTGAGATACTTGTGTTAAAGAAATTTCCTTGTGATTTTGCAGATCTAAAAGATGTGTAGGTTTGGTGTGGAACATCTTCATATTCATACTTCATCCCATTTTTAAATTCTGCAATTAATTTCTTTGTCTCAACGTCATATTCTGTTCTTACCAGATTTGACGATTCAACCTCATTTAAAATTTTTGTTCCTTCAATTTTTTCACTTGTGATTGCCATAATTTTTTATTTTTATATTTTACCATCTTTAATTTTTCTAATACCAGTTTGATTACCTTCTTTATCATAATCATAAAAATCACCATTCTGTAGTATTGGTCCTTGTGAACCCTTTCTAAAAATACCTTTAGCGTATATTTTTAATGTTCCTGATGGGTCTTGTTTGTCATAGTAATTACCCTTAAGGTCCGTATAGAAAGTATACTCTTTACTGGGGTCCAAAGTAGCGTTTAAATTGGGCCAAGTTACTGGTTTAATTGTTATTATTGATTTTTCTGGTTCTTTTTTACCACAAATAATACTAGCAACCCATTTTGTACCACCAATAGGTGCGACAACGTCAACAAAATATTCTTTGTTTGGTTCTGCTTTAAATGTGATTGTACCTGTGTCCATTGTTTTTATAGTTTGACCACCACCGAATAAATAATTAAGTTCACTACTAATTAAACCTAAATTTCTATCATCAGGAACTGTTGTAACAAACCCAGTATCACCTTTTGTTGTAAATTGGTTTGTTGTTGGGTCATACTCTTTTATTATAAACCTATCTGGAATTGCAAATGAGTTGTAATTTATTGTTACATCACCATTATAATTTTCTAAATCAATTTTTAATCTATCCGCAATATATTCTGGCGCCCTTCCAGAATTACCTGTCGCGTCGGCTCTAGAGTTACATTTTGATCTTATGGACGGTTTTTTTGGGTCTGGAATGTATGTTTTATTTGTTTTAACATAATCATCTTTAAAGATTTTGTTTGTTTCAAAGTTAGTCATAACACTAGTTGGTATTTGAACTATTACTTTTTTTTCTGGTAGGTTTGTGACTACCTCAATATTAACATCCTTTAGTTTAGGAATTAAGCTTTTTAAAATCCAGGACATAAAATTTGCTCTATTTATTGCTAGAACCTTATTACTAATAGTTACTTTAATTTGTTGATTAAAAGCAGTTGCTGTTTGATTACCAGTCGTTGAGTTATATGAATAATTAACAATTGACTGGTTGTATCCTTCTGGGACATTCGCTGTCGCCCTAACATCTGAAGCACCACTACTAATCCTAATTGTACCTATCTTTATATTGTTTTCAAGACGAGTCTTTAATCTAGTGATAAATTCAACCAAGTCTTGATTTAAATTACTTAAGTTTAAAACATCTTGAACACTGTTTATTGTTGAATTTGGTCTTATTGGAAAAGCAATGTTATCCGGATAAGAATTTGAAAAGTCAAACGTTTCAAAAGTTTCTTCTTGTTCCATTATTAAATCACCATATTTAAAATCTACAAGTGATTTAATTCTTTTTATTTCTTCTAGTAAATTAATTTTTTTGTTGTCCATAGAAAATATTATATATACTATAAATAAAACAAAAAACAAAAAAAGTATATTTCTTTTTGTAAATTAAATAATTTGTTTATATTTGTAGAAATAATCATTTAATAAAACTCGTTATGAAAAATATTATTATTTCTTTTGTCTTTACGTTTTGTTCTTTTGTTGGATTTTCCCAAAAGGATACAAATATAATTGACTTGTCTGTTGTTTCACCAGCTTTATTTTCGTATTGTGATAGCTCAATTAACTTAGATTATAAAAACTTTAAAATACCACAATCTAACGATAAAAATGGAATTGAGTTGTTTGAAGCTGCAATCCAAAAGGAATTTAGTTTGGATAAGTATAAGGCTTATGTAATTACTTATAATGGTAACACCGAATACATTTCTGATATCTGGTTGGAGGTTGGTAATGGTGATGATAGTGTAATTATACCTTTTTGTTCTATCATTAAAATTAAAAATAAAAAGACTTTAACTGAGGAGTACACTAAAGTCTTTTCAGTTCTTTAATAATTACTTATCAGTTACGTCAGGTTCTAAGGTAATAAATCTAATAACACCAACTGGGGATGTAACATTTGTATTTTTAGTTTTATTATTAACGTGATACTCAACCTTTCCATTTGGGAAAACCGCTAAATAAGGTTTCTCATACGGATTAGGTTCATTTGGTGCCGCTGATAGTAAATATAATTTAACGTCACTTGTTTGAACATTTGCTTTACCGGGTTGTATATTATTGATTGTAAATGTAAGGTTGTCAACTAAATTTGATTTTGAAAATGGGTAGTTAATATTGTTAAACAAATAAGCCTTTTTACCAACTGCATTATAGTATGTTAAATCTCCATTTGAAACTCTTTCACCTGTGTGGTAATATTCTAAAAATCTATCATAATTTTCAGCGCTTAATTGCTCCTCATAGCTTCTCTGTTGTGGATCTTCATTTCTTGTTTTTGCAGACCACCCAGTGTCCTCAGCCCAATTCGTAAAATCACTTCCAGTTTGCTCAACTAAGTACTGTCTATTTGTTGCGGATTGGTGCATCTCAAGAATTCTTTGTCTTTCAGAATCATCTATAGTAAATAAGTTCTTATTCATAGTTTTTTTATTATAAATATACACATAAAAAAAAACCTCCGAAGAGGTCCTTATTATTTTAACGATTTTATTTTGTCTCGGAGTTCAATACACTTTTCAAAGTCTTGGTTTTGAATGTGACTTTTTAACTCGTCGTTTAACTTTTTAATTTCTTCTTGGTTTTGTTCAAGATTTTTAATCTTATCCCTTAACTCAACCGCAAGTTCAAACTCTTGATTCTCAATTACCATATCAAGTTTTTGTTTTAATTCATCAATCTCATTTCTATTTTTTCCATTTTTAATGTAGACAACGTTTACTGACCCATCTTCGTTTGTGTAAACCCTTTTCTCAAGGTTATTATCACCAGTTAAAAACTGATCAAAGTTAAAGGACTCATTTCTAGAAAAAAAGTCGTCAAATAATCTGTTAAATTTGTTAAAATTAAATCTATCCATTTTTTATTTTTTTATTTGGTTTATTTTGGTTAATATTTATACTAAAAGGATACCAAAATTTATAAACCTGACATTTTGTCATATAACACAAGACATTATGACATTGTGTCAATACTTTACTAAAAAAATAAAAATTACTAAATTTAAATAAAAAACATTATGGCAATAGAATTCATTGATGACAACGACAAGAACAAGAAAAAAAGTGATAGTGGAACTCCGGTTCTAGACAACTTTAGTAAAGACTTAAATAAGTTAGCTCAAGAAGGTAAATTAGACCCTGTAATAGGTAGAGAAGATGAAATTATTAGAATTGCACAAATTTTATCTAGAAGAAAGAAAAACAACCCTATTATTATCGGTGAACCAGGTTGTGGTAAAACAGCAATTGTAGAAGGGTTGGCAATGATGATTCATAGTGGTGAATGTCCTAAAAATCTTTCAGAGAAAAGAATTGTTTCCCTTGAGATGAATTCAATTGTTGCCGGTACAAAATATCGTGGACAATTTGAGGAAAGAATGAAAGTAATAATTGAGGAACTTCAAAGTAATCCAAACATTATTCTTTTTATTGATGAGATTCATACAATGGTTGGTGCTGGTAATAGTTCTGGTTCACTTGATGCCTCAAACATCTTTAAACCGGCCCTTTCTAGGGGTGAAATCCAATGTATTGGTGCTACAACCCTTGATGAATATAGAAAGCATTTTGAGAAGGATGGAGCTCTTGAGAGAAGATTCCAGAAAGTAATTGTAGAACCATCAACAAAGGCTGAAACTTTTCAAATTTTAAAAAATAGTAAAGAAAAGTATGAAGAACATCACAAGGTAACATATTCAGACGAATCACTTCTTTTATGTGTAGAACTTGCCGATAGATATATTACAGATCGTGAGTTTCCGGATAAAGCTTTTGATATTATTGATGAGGTTGGGTCAAGAATGCAAATTGATATTAAACTTCCTGAAAGTATTGAAAATCTAAAACAAGAACTTCTTGAAATTAAAAAGGAGAAGTCTGACGTTATAAAAAAACAGAAATACGAAATGGCTGCTGAGTTAAGGGACCGGGAAAAATCAGTAATGTCATCACTTGATGCCGAAAGATTAAAATTTGAGGAAGAACTTAGAAATAGTAAAAGAGTAATTCCGGAAGATTTAATTTATGAGGTTGTTTCTAAAATGACTAAAATCCCGGTAAGCAAAATTAATGTTGACGAGAAAAACTCTCTTGTTAATTTAGAGAACGCACTAAATAGCTATGTAATTGGTCAGGCTGAAGCGGTAACAAAAATATCAAAATCCATTAGAAGAAATAGAATTGGAATTAAGGACCCAAATAGACCAATTGGTTCATTTATCTTCCTTGGGTCAACCGGTGTTGGTAAAACATATCTTGCAAAGAAACTAGCAAAAGAAATTTTTGGTAGTGAAGATAGTTTGATTCGTGTTGATATGTCTGAATATCAGGAAAAACATACTATATCAAGGCTTATCGGTTCTCCTCCAGGATATGTTGGTCACGAAGAGGGTGGACAGCTTACAGAACAGGTTAAAAATAAACCATACTCTGTTATCTTATTTGATGAGATTGAAAAGGCAAATAAAGATATCTTCTCAACACTTCTTCAAATGCTTGATGACGGGCATATGACCGACGGACTTGGAAGAAAAATTAACTTCAAAAATTGTTTAATTATTATGACATCAAATATTGGTGTTAGAAAATTACAGGATTTTGGAACTGGAGTTGGGTTTAAATCAAATAGTAGTGAAGCAGTAAGAGAAGAAGAAAAAAGAGATATCCTCAAAAAAGAATTAAGTAAGTTCTTCGCTCCAGAATTCCTAAATAGAATTGATGACGTTATTGTCTTTAACTCGCTTAAAAAAGAGCACGTTGACCGGATTGTTAAAATTGAAATTGAGAAGTTAGTTAACAGAATTGAGTCAATGAAATATAAAATTACATACGATGAGTCAGTTGTTGAATTGATATCTGAGGTTGGGTTTGATGAACAATTTGGTGCAAGACCAATTAAAAGGGCAATCCAGGATAAAATTGAAGACCTTATCTCTGAGAAAATATTACTAAATGAAGTTCTAGAAGATGTTGATTATAAATTGACAGTTGTAGATAAGGAAATTAAGATTGATGTTCTTATTGAGAATAAACCTAAAAGGGGTAGAAAGAAAAAGGAGGGTTAAAAACCCTCCTTTTTTAATGTTTGGTATAACCAAGTTCCTCAATCATTAACTTACCTACCTTTATTCCGTTGTATGTATCATCAATAACAACGTACTCATTTCTTGTGTGGTAGTTGTAATAACCAATTGAGATATTAAAACAAGATATCTTATATCTTTGATTTAAAGGATAAATATCCGTATATGGATGTCTATGGTATTTTGTGTCCTTTGGGAAATGTTCTGTAATCAACCTTCCACCAACCTTAAAGAAATCACTATCCCGGGTAAACATTGGCGCACTCATAAGAAACTCAGAAATCATATTATTTTCTGGTGCATCAAACTGAATAACATAACCCACGTTTTCAAAGAAAGCCGAATCTGAGTTAAATGACCCTTTACATCCAGTTTCTTCAGCAACAAAGAACGCAGCTTTTAGGTTTGGCATTTCCTCAAGAAGTTCAAGACAGGCAAATACGCCACATTTATCATCACCACCAATACCGGTTGGTTCTCCTTTATCGTTATAAGCTTTAAGTGCTAGTTTTATCTCTTTCTGTGCGTTTGGAAGCATCTCCTCAACGACATTTATTGTATCAATATTGTGAACAGTGTCTGTGTGGGCTACAACACAAGGAAAATACTCAATATTGGTATCTGTTTGTTTTGTAGCATATACATTATAGTATTGGTCCAGATAAAATGGAATATTCTTTGACTCAAGCCAGTCAACAATAAACTCAATCATTAAATCTTCCTGGTAGGTCTTAGTCGGAACCGAAAGGACCTTTTTTAGTAATTCAAAATTTCTTTCCATAGCCCAAATATAATAAACTTATTTGATACTACAAAATTCTATTTAAAATATCTTTAACACTTTCAAATAATTCTGGGTGGTATAAATTTAAATAAAGATCCTCAAGATTGTCAACACTTCTTTTTTCCATCTTACCACCTTTTTTATATAATTTAAAAACTAGTTGTCCGGTATGTGGATCAATACTATCAAATATAACAGATATTTCCTTTTCTTTTAAATCAAGCATTTTATTGAACCCTCCAAGTTTTACAACAACATCATATATTTTTTGAAACTCGTCGTGAACCCCTTCTTCTTCAATTATCTCAATTATTTTGTCAAGTTCGTGACTAATCTCCATTTGGACTCCTTCTGAATCATAGTCATCACAAAATGAGTTATATCTAATCTCTTCCCAACCACCAATATCACTTTTTGGGTTATATTTTTCAAATAAAGATTTAAGAAGATGTTTAATATCATCATCTTCCATTTTTAACATTCTATACCAATTAAGTAAAATACCAACTGTTGTTTTAAATCTGGATCCGTGCCATACTTCAATAATTCCAAATCTATCAAATGGTTTTTCTGTTTCTCGTCTTATAATTTCTTTAGCCCCATCAATTTGACATCTTTCATTTTCATTTGCATATGCCGAAATGATATTTTCTACTTGATCTTCATAAATCCCAAGTATTCCATTTAAAATATCACTTCTTACTGAAGTTTTTGGTGAAAGTGATAGTCTTACAATTTTTTCAAATTTTTCTTTATTCTCATTGTTAAAACCATCTAAAATGTATCCTTCTTTCCATTCATCTCTATAGGTATACCAATCCCAGTCACTAGAGTCGCCATACATTATATAGTTATATGTCCAGGCGTCATTTTCATCAACACCTAATATCTCTAGGAAGTCACTGTCCTTATCAAAATCTAAAGTAATTTGTGATGCCAATGGGTTTTTTTCGTTAATACGAATATCGTGGATTAAGTCATCCGGGTAATTCCATCTATTATACCCTGAGTCCTCACCTTTTGCAATTTGTTTTAAAAATTCGTATGTATTTGTTGGCATATAGTATAAATATGTTTATATTTGTATTTATATATAGTTCTTTGATAATAGTCATTTACAATATACGGGGATGTATTGGATTTGACAGGCGTTGGTTGAATAAAAGGAGCATGTCGGGACTGAATTAATCTCGTTAAAAACTGATTCACTTTTTAAATGGCAATGTGCTAAACAAAATGGAAGCTGTTGGGTTAATCCGCACTTCTGAGGTTGCTGTAGCGTAATCGCAACAAAAACCGGGGGCCGGCAGACATATAGCCTAGCAACAGAAGTCGTAGTTTTATAGAGCAACCTGGTCGGCTCTCTAAATCCGGATTAGAAACCATTGGTTGTTGATTTACGATGGAAAAGAACAAATCAACTATTTTGGGGTATTAGAAAATACCAACCTAAGCATGTAGTGGTCTTTTAAACAAGACGAGCTGGACCGGGGAGTCGGAGCCCCGCATCTCCACCAATTAATAACCTCATCATACGATGGGGTTTTTTTATGTCTTAAAATTATATATTATTGCTGTACGATTTCTATATTTTTGTGTAAACAAAAAAAGGGATCAGTTTCCTGTCCCTACTAATTTTTTTTGTCTTATAAGATTAAACCTAAAAAGAACGTTGAGATTACACGTTTTATTGAGAACCTTTAGAGTCATTATTTATTCTACTCCTATCCACTTCCTTTTGAGAAGTATTTCTCAGTGACGGTCACTTAGGGGAACCACTCCTTGAGATTTGGACTACTCTCACCTTACTTGACTCTTTCCGAGGATGCCTCCCCAGTTCGTCCTTGCGGGACTAAAGGTTTTTCGGATAATTACACTTAGACTTGGGATCCTTGTGTGCAATGAACGGCTCATTACTATGTAGTCACCTTTCATCCAAACCTGACGGACACTTTTCCTTTCTGATTAAATTAATTTCATAATTTTTTCTTAGGTTTTTGTGTCGTGGATTATGAAAGTAGTGGTCCGCCACCAGAGCCAGCTCATCTTTTGAACGAGCCGATACTCAACTACTCTCTGAAATGTCCCCATCTCAATATTTTAAGATTACTTCGTGACTTATGCCTTGGTAGGCAAGGGTCAAGGATAATGTCAGCACCACCTGTTTGTTATCATACCTTTCGGTTTTAAGTATCCTCTGATATTGGGACACGCAATAATAAAATTGGATAATCTTATTTTTTGCAATATCCCTACGAGTTATTCCTATTGGTGTTCCCACCTCAACCGGACGACCCACATCGCCCAATCATCTAACCACTTTCCCTACAGCGTTGCCCTCGGTACTAAAGGTTAAACGGTATCCCGCTTGTATACTTAAGTTCGGTTACCCAAACCGCAGATCAGTTACACTACTGACCCACTTTATCCTGGTTTCCCAGTTTATTTATTGACTATATACGGCCAAATATCTTTATCAGTTTGTTACTCAGAATCAACCGCAAGGATTTCATCATCAAACATTCTGAATGGATATTCTAATTTTTCAAAGAACGATTTCGGACGTTTCCGAATTTGTTTTACAAAGTTACGACACTTTTTTCAGTTTGTCAAGTACTTTATGAACTTTTTTTTAATTTTTTTCTGTGTAGACATCATAAGTCCCAAAATGGTATGCTCTAAGTTTCGCAAATTCCTGGTTGGGAGTCCAAAGTAGGTTCCCAGCAGAATCACGATACCCAAACATTTGGGGTTCCTTATTTTCTACTTCATTAAAATTATCTTCTGACATCTTAATGTGGTTTTAAGGGTTAATAAATTAAAGAACTATCTGTTTTAAATACATTACAAAGTTATGATAAATATTTTGATTTGACAAGAAGTTAGAGAATTTTTTTAATAATTTTTTTTAATCTCTCATTTTGTTCCCACATTCCCTTATCGGATGCTTCGTATTCCTTCTCAACATCGGCAGCCATTTTTTTGAATAACTTGATTGTTTCTGATTTGTCCAACAAATCCCCAACTGGTTTAAGGACATAATCATTAGCGATACTCATTAGTGTTGCCGCTAAACCATCATCACTCAAATCTTTTTTATTTTCCTTACCACCAAAACCTTTTGTGATTGGTGCTCCATTAATGTATGGTTCTGGATTTACCCAACCACCAGTAACTGATTTTCTTATCTCAAAATGTAAATGTGGTCCTGTTGACATACCCCCACCACCAGAAATACCCTGACCTCCACCGGATTCGGCAATTTTCTCTCCTTTTTTAACCTTATCACCAACATCAACAAGTCTTTTTGTTAAATGTGCATAACAAGAAAAAAAGGTTTCACCATCAACATTATGTTTTACAATAATAAAATTTCCATACCCATTTTTGTCTTTCATATCTGATCTAACAACCTCACCGTTAGCGACTGATATAACACTTGTTCCGTCTGGAATACCAATATCAATACCATTATGGTGAATAGTGCTACCTTTAACCGGGTGCTTTCTATTCCCAAATCCAGATGTTTTAACTCCTTTTTTTTCTAATGGATAGACTAAATTCATACTACAATAAATATACTAAGATTGTAAAAATTATTGATTTAAATGGTTCATTAAAACACCACCCAAAGATGATGCGTGAACCTGAAGATGATTTATTGATTCAATATTAAGTTTTGTTTTCTTTTTTGTGTAATCAAGACCTAATGTACCAATAAATTTTTCATCAATTGTTTTAATTGCAAATAAATAACCAGATTTACAGCCAGTGTCTTCGGCAATATACTTAAGACCGAAAGTTGCAATTGTTTCATCTTTATAATCTGTAATTTCAATAACGTCATTTACAAGTAATTCATTGATTGATTTTGAAAATAGATTAACTGGTATATTATGAAAGTTTGACTGCACTGAGGATATTCCAGGGTTTACAGCTTCATATATTATTGAGAATTTTGCCATTGATTTTCCAGTTGGGTAAAAGTTGCCTCCATTATGAAATTGAGTAACCCAAACACGATCAGCATTAAACTCTTCTTTAATATGTTCTATTTTTTGATTTACAAGTTCAGAAACTTTAAGTGTTTCTCTAACCATATCCGGTTTCTTTTTTTTCTTATCAAAATAGTTTTTAATAAGTAGGATTGAAATCGGTCCCAAGACTCCAGTTATAAAAGCAATAATTATTCCAGATAAATTCTCCATACTTTATTTAATATCAAAATTTTCAGACGCTTTAACCGCATTTGATCTGTGAGTACTTGTACCACCACCAGCATTTATATCAGCAAAATATTCTGCTGCTTCTTTTTTACTATCAAATTTAGGAAAATCTGTTTTTCCTTTTGTTAAAAATTGTAACGCAACTTTTACCGCAACTTCTCTATCATTTAATTTATCTGGATTACTTACCAAATCAATACCGGCAAGTGAACCATATTTTCTATAGTTACCCTTCCCTGTTAACTGATTAAACCCTCTCCCACGATACTTATATCCATCACCACTTTCTACATCACCATTTCCAATTATATTTGCATAAACAACATTAAAAAATCTCTTTGGGTTTGCTTTTAATTTATTTAGTTGTTCATCGGAATATTTTCGTACTCTTTTACCGAATGTGTTTCGTATTCTTGAGTTTGCGGTATCTGAATAGTCAACTTCACTTTTTTGAATGAAGTTAGTTTCTTTCATAATTACAGATAAAATCCCTATTTGAGTGTAAGGGTCCTTAATCCCCTTTTTCTCCATTTCAGATAAAAGGTATTCAATATTTTCCTTTTGTTCACTACTAAACCCTCCACGACTAAAGTCAACTTTTCCTTTATAATTGGTGTTAGATGATTTGCCACCAATATTGACCTTTGATTCAAGATCAATTCCTGTAACTTCCTTAAATTTTTTTTTGATATTTTCAAAATCCGGTAAATCTTTTATTTTGTCAACAACATCAGAAAGTAATGACTCATTAATTGAGTACATATTTTTAATGTTTTTAACTTCAGACTCTGTAAGTATTTTTTTCATAATTATAATATAAATATATTATTAAATAAAAAACCCCACCGTTTAAGTGGGGTTAAGTAAGAAATGTTATCAAATAAATTACTTTTTGTCAATTATAGACCAAACAGCACCTGCTAATGTCATAACACCACCAATAATTTCAACCACTGCTGCGTTATCAACGTAACCTTTAGCAACAACGATACCTCCGGCAAACGTTAATACGTGTCTAAGAATACCTAGTGCTTGTTCTTTTGTTAACTTCATAATTTTTGTTTTTTAAAGTTTATTTATTATGATAAATATTTAAAAATCTTACAAAGTACTGTTTTTCTTAATTAGCTTTTCGTTATAGTGTTCCGGACAAAGTGTTAAATACCAACCCAAATCATTCCTTAATTCACCATCCTTACCACATTTTTCACAGATTTTATAACTATCCCTTTCAGCTTTTATTATTCTATCAAAAATCTCATCAGACCCTTCATTTATATAAAATCTAAGTCCGCCAAATTTTTCCTTAACTTGACATACTTGTTTATTCCACCCAAGACTTATTAAGTCTTCAATAAGTTCTTTGAGTAATTCATTCCATCCGGAATCACAATTAAAATAATACGCATTTTTAATTGGTGGTTTATCCGGGTAATATCCATTTTTAAGTCCACCAATTGATTCTAGATACTCACTTAATTCTTCTGTTGTCATTTTTTCTTATTTTATATTTTGTTACTAATTGTTTTATAACCAATGTATCTTTACAATTAATTTGAACTGTGTCAGCCTCAAGCTCAACACAATGCCAAATATTATCATTATCACAAAAATGCCAGTGATCCTCCTTATAAATTATTGTATCATCCCAGGTTACCGGGTATTTTTCAATGTTATAAATTTCAACATATGTTGTTGTGCAACCAACAAATAAAAATCCAATTAAAAACAAAAAGTAGTTCATTATCTATTTTTTTCAAGTTGCTCAATACGATGATTTAAATACCAAAGAGCTTTTTTCAAATCCTGGAGTTCTTTATCGGATTCTTTCTTTCCGGCTCTTGAGATGTATTTAACTGTATTTCCCAGAGAAAATCCAAGGTCCCAGGCATCAATAACCTTAATTGCTTCATAAACATTATCAGATCCTCCGTAATGTTCTGGATGGTTTACTTGTTCTTTATTCATTTTATTTAATTTAAATCCCAATATGGTCCAACAATAAATTTAACATCGTTTCTTAATGAAGAAATAATTTCTTTTTTAAACTCTTCATTTAGTGTTGTAAGTTCTTCGGTAATTCCGTCAAATCCCGGTTGATCCGGATGGTTAAGTTTTACAAGTCTAGTCATTTCGGAATAATCCTCATCATCAATTTGATTTTTTAGTCTAATCAAATTAATTAAACAACTAAATAAGTACAATTCTTTACCATCAAATAAAAGATAATAATAATCATATTCATCTTCAACCATTCCAATAAGTCTATATACAGAAAAATCACAAATGACAAGTTCACCTTTTAGGTTGTCAAAGATTTCCTGGAATATTTTAAGGTTTGTGTCCATATTATACTAATTGCTCCATTGTCCAGACATTATTACATACCCTACATTTGTATGTTACTTTTGTGGTTGTATCCTCTGTAGAATCACCATAATACATCCCAACAATTCTTCCTTCTCTGTTACAATTGTGTTTTAACATTTTTTTTAACTTTCTTTTAATTAATCTAATTCTTCTCATTTAATATTTTTTCATTTTTTATTTATTACATATAGGAAAATAAAAAACAACCACACAATATTTCTATTAATGTGGTTGTTTGCATCTTAAGCGGTGTGGACCTTGTAGGGTTTGAACCTACGACTCCTTGATTATGAGTCAAGCACTCTGACCAACTGAGTTAAAGGTCCGGTTGAGGATGAGAAGTCCTCTGTGTTGTGATTCATACTAGGTTAAATCCAAATCAAGACCATATCCCACCGTAATTCCTTTCTCAAGGGAATAACACAACAGTACTCCGAGAGGGATTTGAACCCTCACCCCGTAGGAATGCGGCTTAAACGCATCGTGTATACCAATTTCACCATCGGAGCATATTTTAGAAAATATTTCTTCAGCATTCTACTCCCAGCCCCGAGGAATCGTATCTTACTTAGCCCGTCTCACCGCTGTATGGGTACTGAAGTTAATATTTTCTTTTTTTTCTACCTATTAAAAGTATAAACAAAACAAATGATACAAACAATAACATATTCATCTTTTAATTGTATTTGTAGACAAGAAAGGATTTGAACCTATACGACAACTTTTACATTGTCTCGGTACAATCTTAGTTAGATCTACCTTAGCGTCTGCCGATTTCGCCACTTGCCTTTGTTAACACCCTAATTTATTCAGCTTACAGGTGCTCCGGTTGTCCCCACCAAAAAGGTAGGTTAGAAATAGTTTCTTTCGTCCTCAACCCAGGTCGGGCAAACTTTCAGTCCACCTCTGTTGAGATGTGCGTTTCCACTGTATCTAATACAACTTACTTTCCCAGTCGTTCTCCCTATACGACAATGTACGTTCCCCTACGGATATCACTCCGTTTCTCATTATGTGGGGCACACTAGGGGGTGATGAACCCTACCACGTGTAGTCAGGACAGGATTTGAACCTATAAGAGACCCATTGTTAACCCTCATTTAATGTCTCAACCCCAGGGTGTTGAGGTGCGTCTACCAATTCCGCCACCTGACTATTTTTTACTGTTCACGTAGAACACACAATCTTTTTTTCGTTTGCTCTTAAAGACTATCTCTTTATCTTCCTTAACTTGCCACCATATTCCTATCCAAGCATGACATTTCTTTTCTATTGTATAATTCATAACTTTTAATTTTTTGTAGTCCCGACAGGATTCAAACCTGTGACCTTCGCCTTAGAAGGGCGTTGCTCTATTCAGCTGAGCTACGGGACCATATTTTTTGTATTCCGTATGGGATTTGAACCCATGATCTCTTCCGTGAAAGGGAAGTGTCCTAAACCAGCTAGACGAACGGAACATAAAACCACATTACAAAACCATAAAGGTACAACTCCTGCGGTCGCGTTGTTCATTACAATATTTTAAATCACTTTCGCCCCCTGTATAGACATGCGTCAGATGCTTAAGGTCAGCCTTAACTATTAAGGGAGCCACCCGTGATTTAGATTTTTAAAAAATGGTAAGACCTTAAGATTTACTTATTCGTGGGTTACCCCATCCTTACTACCCACACCTCGCCTTTAACATCCGTTCTACCCAAACCATCGTTTATTACCAGTTAACCTCCCGGAAAACTTTGAGTACCTCCTCAACACGTTAGTCTGATAGGGGCTCCGTTTTACTCATCATTTCTGATTCTCTATGAGAGTCTGCTGACGTAGGTCTATCTGCTATCTTACCAATCTATTATTTCAAAGAACTTCTTTCCTTATTTGTTTTACAAAGATAAGGAGAATTTTTCAATCCTCCAAATCTTTTTATTTAATATTCAAAAACGTTCCAGAACTGCCTGCCATTGTTGTTGGAAGTTTACCATCCCAAGCATTTGCCTTCAAATACTCAATATACATCGGTGTTAGTTTTTGTTGTTTCAACTCAATTGCAAGTGATGCCGCTTTTGCGTTGATAATTGTTTCTGCCGAGTCGGCTCTTGCGACAGCCACCTTACGTTTTCCTTCTGCAATTGCAGCAATTGCTTGTTGCTCGGAGGCTTCAGCTTGTTGGATAGCTTTTGTTTTTGCAATAATTGATTCCTGGAGCGCCTCCGGTGGTGTAATGTTTGTTCTAAGTTGTGACACATCAAACCACTTTGTTAATCGTTTATTACACTCAACAACAATTGCCGCTTCAAACTGTTGACGATTAGAAAAAATACTATCAACTTCCCATTTATTTGCTTCATCATTAACCGCCCCAACAATTGCGTTTTTAAGCCACCCTTGTTCAATTTCTTTAACACCCAATCGTAGGTTTTCAAACATATCACCAATTGCTTCCGGTTTCAACGAGTAGTTAAACGATGGTTTAATAGTTGCTGAGAACCCACCCTTTGTAATTACAACCTGATCATCATACTCAATATGTTGTTGAAAGGTTGGGAACTCAAGAACTTGCGTGAACCAGGTGTTATAAACAACCCACCCAGTTTTGTACTGATATGAAGCAACCCCTCTTTCAGATCCGGACAAGTTAACCACAATACCTTTGTGACCGGCGTCAATTCTCTCAAGTGAGTATGGTTGGAATACGCCAATCAATACACCCACAACACCAACAACAACTCCTTTTAGAATACTTGAGGACTCATCGTTAATTTTACCTTTTACAATCATCACCCCTGCGATAATCAAAAACACTAATGTTACAATCAAACTAATCATTTTCTTTTTCTTTTTTGTTAAATAAATTTGTTATTTCTTTTACTATTAGCTTTATTTGAAAAACGGTGTAGAATAAAGCTATAAAACTAGCACCGATTTGTAGGATTTCATCAACCTCCCGGTTGATTACATAACTGAAAAATAAATTCATTATGTAGATGTAAATCATTGTGGTACCTACAACACCCCACAACCCCAGTTTAAACTTTAACATTTCATTTTGTTTAGTTTTTAATTGTTTAGCGGTCCATCCGGGAATTGAACCCGGAGCACATCCGTGACAGGGATGTATGTTAGCCACTACACCAATGGACCATTTTAAGGGTGAACACGGGCCTAGCGTGCCGTCTTTTAGGAAAGGCCCTCCCACCTATCCACCCTTTTTGTTGTAGCAACGCCTTGGAATCGCACCAAGTTAAACCGGCTTATGAGACCGGTGAGATCCTCTACCTCCCGCCTGCTATATCTGTGATACAGTAGTTGACAACCACACTCGTTTCACCATCTTTTGTCAACAGGTCTATGAACTTAACGAGTTCACCTTTTCTTACCACCACAATATTTTAAAAAGTTGTGATTTATATGTATCAGCATCATTACTCCATTATTAAATGCTTCACGGCGGATTAGACCGTGCTAGTCGGAGCAAGCTAGTTCAACACATACTACCTAAAGTTTTCCCCCTCGCTTTAGTGTAATAAATCACAATGTTTTCAAAGAACTTTTTTCCCTTTATCTGGGGGTAGGATACCAATTTCTAAACTTCCTACCCCCATCGTTTGTCTTACAAAGATATGTCAAATTTTTTAATCTACCAAATCTTTTTAATGTAATCTTATAAGATATCTCATAATTTTTTCAATATCTTCTTTTGTTTGGTATCCCAAAACATCATTTGTTAAAATTGTATCATAACAAAGTTCCCAGTTGTTTTCATCACCTTTTAGGATTGCAACTTCCCACTCATCTTCGTTACTTGTATAAGACATATATCTATCACCAAAAGGAGATTTAAATCTAACACAAGAAATTCCATATCCTCCCGGAAAGAAAATAGTACCCTGAAGACCAACACCCATGCTATGGGGTTTAAACTTTATATCACTAAATTTTACCATACAACAAAGGTATATTTAATTTTTTATATTTCCAATATGTCAAAGAACAAAAAACCCATCTTTTTTGAAGATGGGTTTCTAATATTTTATGTATTAATTTATCACACCATCTTCACATAGATAGAATCCTCAGCTTCTGCTAACCCTCTCAAAGATATGATATGTAAATTTTTCATTTGCAGTTTTATTATTTTTGTTATAAATATATAATACTTTTAAAAAGTGTAAATATTAAACAAAAAATTGTTTTTTATGTTTAATCTTTCGTGTGTAAGTATTTTTTGACTCCTCAACCCGGGAAACAAATCTACCGTCAAAGAATCCGGCTTTTACCTGGTCTTCCCTGATCTGAGTTCTTTTCATCTTATGTTGGTCATACGTTTTCATAATCGTTTATTTTTTTAAAGTTTTGTACCCCTAGCAGGACTTGAACCTGCAAAATTCAGATCCTAAATCTGACGCGTATACCTATTCCGCCATAGGGGCATTTTGTTGAGAGAGGTGAGGGACTTGAACCCCCGTACTGTGGGTTGCAACCACAGACCTAACGCCGCTCGGACAACCTCTCATAATTAGCGGCAGTGGTGGTCTGCCGCCCTTGTTGCAATTTGGTTGTGGGGTTTAATGTTTGTCTTGTACCCCAGTGAAGTCGCCCAACCAACAGCCGGTTGGACTAATTTTGAGCTGAAGTGTTTTAAGTCGCTGTTGTAATCTAAATCTATTTCCACCTTTACATTCACTTTTGTGGTTAACCACTCTGCAACCTCAATTGAATAATCGGCCTCATTCCATAATCTGGTCCATTTATCTTTAATCTTTTTTGTCTTTTGTTTGTGATAGATATAATGAACCCCCCTATTCCCAAATCTATAAGCAATTGCTGTAACATATATAGTACTTCTTCTATGATTCTGAGAGTCAGTACCAATGTGTACCTCAACCCAGGGACATTCCTTTAATATATCAACAGTATGTTTTACAATGTCAGGAACAGATTCTCCGGTTACTTTTCTGAATACTCTGTTCATAATTTCCTTAATTTATTTGTTTGTGGAACCATAGGGAGTTGAACCCCAACCTTTGGATTTTCAGTCCAACGTGACACACCACACTTACACCATAGTTCCTTTTATTTAATTTCAAATGCACAACGCATCGGTCTTTTCAATTTTTGAGAATCCTCAAAGTTTCCAACAACAACACCATCTTTAATTGTAAAAGCGTGACCTTTAACAAGTACAAAAAAAGTTCCCTTTGGATTTTTCTTAACAAAGGTACCAACAGTCATTTTTCTTGTAACCACTTCACCTTTAACCTTAACGGGGTAATCCAAAGATCTTAACATATAGTCGTTCTTTCTTTCACCAACAATATGAACTTTTTTTCCGTTTATCATAACTCTGTTATCGGACATTTTAACAAATTTTAATGGAGTCCCAAATGTCCCTCTTCTTGGTTGTCTATTAAACTCTTCAGCGACATACTTGTGTGCATAGTCATATGAAACCTCAAATGAGGACGCAAATGCTCTTACAACACAATCGTTTGTTTCACCTTTTGCAATTTTAGAGTCACTATACCCTTTGATTGCCTTTCCTGTTGCTTCGTATGGTAGTCTGTTTTTCATATCTCAAAGATACAAAAAGTTTTTTAACCACCAAAATTATTTTTAGCGCGTGGTGTAGGAATTGAACCCACCCAGTGAGGTTTTGGAGACCTACCCGACACCTTGTCTGTACCACGCAAATGCCCGACCTAGCTCGGGACCGACATCGGATATTTAAATAGTTCTGGTCAACCACTCGCCACCCACCAATCTCTTGTATCAAACTTTTTGTAGTCCAAACGATTCCTTTATTGAACTTAATCATTTTGGTAATATCTCCTACGACTCATTCTCAACTCACTTGCCTAAGCCTTGTCCGTTGTGAACTATTTGTGTGTATGATGGGTTACGATCCCATTACCTTTGGTTCCACAAACCAACGCTCTACCGATTGAGCTACATACACCATATGTTGAGGAAAGCAGTGGTAACGATCCACAATCGGATTCTCACCGATCGCAATGCTTAGCAGGCATGCCCCGTCGCCTTCAGGGATTACTTTCCATAGAGCGTAGTAGGACTGCAGTTCCTTGAGGCACCTACGCAAGTTATTCCTCTTTTTGTGTTCACGACGGGTTACGATCCCATTACCTCCGACATATCAGATCGGCACTCTACCAATTGAGCTACGTGAACTTATTGCGGACAAGGAAGGGTACGATCCTACAACCTATCGGTTAACAGCCGATTGCTCTACCAATTGAGCTACTTGTCCATTTTGTTGTGGGAGAGGAGGGACTTGAACCCCCAAGGCTTTCGCGACAGATTTACAGTCTGCTGAGCCAACCAATTGCTCAACTCTCCCAAGTTTAGGAAATCAGAAGATGGTTCTGTGGACATCTGATTTTACGATTAGCTTTACTATGACAGTTAAAACTCCCACATAACTACGAACTACTGACACGTTAACGTTATGTACTTCCCTAATCAACCTATTGTACACCCTATAGGACTTGAACCTATGACCTGTTGTATGTAAAACAACCGCTACTACCAACTGAGCTAAGAGTGTGTGTTTTTTGTCCCCCCGACCGGTTACGATCCGATTCTCCCCATATTAAAAGTATGGTGCTTTCCCGATTAAGCTACGAGGGGTTTCGTTTGTCATACTTGTCACTTTTCATAAGACATTAGTTTTTGATTGTTTATTTTTATTTCTGTTTCCACTCTTTTAAGTTCTTCACTTAAATCCCCACGATATGATGGGTCCTTACTAATTTTAACAAGGCTAATATAGTAATTATTTAAACCACTCAACTTACCTTTGATAGAAATTTTTTCACATTCTTCGTTTGTTATCATAACTTATAGTTTTTTAGTAGGGTAGACAGGACTTGAACCTGCATCTTCCTCGTCCCAAACGAGGCGGCTTAGCCAATTAGCCAACTACCCTATGTTTATTATTGTTGTCCCGGAAGGGGTTGAACCTCCATACTCCTCGTTCAAAGTGAGGTGACTCTGCCAATTCGTCTACAGGACATTATAAAAGAGGAGAGATGAGGTGCCGACCCCCATACCTTTCGGTACTCACCGTTTTCAAGACGGGATCACAGGCCGCTGTGATTACCTCTCCTTTTAAGGCCGATATGTCAAAGAACATTTTCTTTTTTGAGGTCCCTGTCGGAACTGACCCGACAACTCAACTTTACAAGAGTCGTATTTTTCCAGTTAAACTAAGAGACCAATTTAAAACAAAAAACCCGGGTCTTTTGGATCCGGGTCTTTCACTTTTATATTTGATGATACGTTACATTGTACTATTAAATGAAAGACACGGAAATTTATGAAGCGTAATATACGACTTGACCCAGCTCTGACACGGGTTATTAAAGTTCATATTTATCTGTGTTGTTTTCATTTCGTTATAAATATATGTGTTTTACAAAAAGTTTAATTTTCTTTTACAAATATAGGTTATTTTTTTTAATTGACAAATGTTTTTTTAATTATCCTCTATATTCCCAAGGATTTTCATACTCCTGGTCATAAAAATCACAAGAAATTGGCCGATCACTTACGTCCCATCTTGAACTCTCAATTGACTCCATAAGGGTTTCTTCCTCTCCTTGGAATAGCTCATCGTACTCAGCTTTTACCTGTTCTATGTTTTGACAAATACGTTGGTTAACCTCTTCTTCAGTTTTTCCAAAAACCGTTAATTCACCAACAACAAATAAATTGCCGGTATCATTAACATCACATAATACAACAGCCCCATATTCACGACCAGGCATATTTGTTCGTTTTTTTCTTGCTGCCCGGATAATACAATCCTTACCGTAAACTTCATTTGGAAATGTCAAATCTTCCTCTGAATACTTTTCTTCCTCAACAATTCGTTGTATCAAAGAAACTAATTGACTTTCCGTTAATCTTATTCTTCTTTTCATACTTTATAAATATCACTATTCTTGTGATTCTTCATAATTGTATTCCATCATTTCTTTTATGAAATAATAATAATCTTCGGAGTTTACAAATTCATTATGAATTTCTTCAAATACATCATCCATTATTGACCAATTTTTTTGACATCATAAATGTAACCAGAATCAGAATTTTTTTCAAAAACATCTTTTATTTGATCGGCCTCACTTTTTGTTTTAAACTCCCAAATCTCACTTTGAGTATTTAAAAGGATAACCGGAAGGTGTTTATTTGTTTTTTTGTTTTTAATAAATTTTACAATAACATACATAGGTTTAATTTTAGATAAAAATATAAATAAAATTAATAACTATCAAATCCTTCTTGACTCTCTAGTAATACCTCCTTTAATATTTTCAAAAAGTTTTTTCTTAATATTAAGTGTTTTTGCAGATTGATTGTTTACCCCTTGACCCTGGTTTTTCTTATTTGTTTGTTTGTTGTAAATTACTTTATTTACTTCTTCGTAATTTATTTCTTTAGCTTCTTTTTGTGGTGTAGCAACCTGCGGTCTGTCTAGTATTTTTAATACAGAATTTTTTTCTTTTGGTGGTTCTGGTGTTGGAATTATGTTGTCAACATCTGATGTTTGGAATATGTAGTCCCCATTTGGAGTTATTTCAATGTAACCCCTAACATTTAGTTTATCTGGATTTCCGTGTCCTTTTTTGTTTTTACTTATGTTTGCATAATAAGCTCTTAGCGGAGAACTCATTCCAGTGTCCTTTCTATTTGTTAAACTACTTGAGTGAACTCTTCTTCTAAACAAAACTTGTTCAGTGTGTAGAATTCTTGGTTTTGTTTTATATAGTCTCCCCATAAAATCTGAGTCTGCTGCCATCATCCAAGGTTCAAACCCATTCATTTGTAAAAAAGTTTCTTTACCAATACCAAAAACACCCTCACCAAACTTACGTATTTTATTTCTGTCACCAAATTCTTCATATTTTGGTTTAACACAAATATAGTTATTGAGTTCTTTTATTGTTAGACCAATCATATTTTGGTTCATAATGTCATCAGAATCAAAAAATAATAGTTTATCTGACTTTGACATATTAGCCAAAGTGTTTTTTATTGAGTATGGACCCTTGTTTTCTGTAAAATAAAAATATTTAACGTTGTGGTAATTTTTATTCTTAATATGATTTAACGTATCAATACATCCATCAACACCAACCAAAATTTCAATATCATTATCTCTACCTGATTTAATAATTGACATAATACAATCATCAATATGGTTTTTACAGTTATATGCTGGAATCACCACAGATAATTCTGGTTTTTTTGTAAAACCAAACATTTCATTAACAATTTTAGTTTGTAAAGTGTCTTTATTTATTTCGGAATTATATATGGTTGTTTTTTGTGATGTGTAAGTTATAAAACCAGAATTATGTGCCACACAAATTATTTCAATTTTATTTTCTTTAGCAAATTTACCAATCCAAACGTCAGCCATATTAGGGTATATGAAATCATCTATTGATTTTTTTAAAATAGATGTATGAAAACACATAACCCCGGTTCCACCGAATTGGACTACAACGTCTTTTTTAACTTCCTTTAAACAATGGTATACTTCTGATGCCGAATTATAATAACTTGGTATTGGGAATTTATTAAAATTTCTTCCGTGTAGTGTTATGATTTTTTTGTTATCATTTTCTTTACACTTTGTAACCATAAATTCAACATAGCCTTGAGGGTAAACTAGATCATCATCTATTGTAATAAAATATCCGTTAGAATCATTTAACTTTAAAAACTTGAATGCGTCACCTTTTGAGTTGTCAGTCATTGTTAAATTAATTTTTGGTTGTTGTAAAAAATCTGGGATAACACCCTTATGGTCGTTCAAACAAACATTAATCTCATCACACTGGTCGTAAATTGACTTTAATGAAATTATTAAAGAATCAACCCTATTATATGACGCAACATTTACAATTCTCCTATCCATATCACATTAAATGTATATTGTTTGTTATTTTATTTTCAATATCACTAAACCCCTCTCTTTGCCACGCTATCACTGGGTTACATATAAAACATTTACCAGTTTCTAAAATTTCACTTATTAAAACATCAACTTTCCAATCTCTAGAATTTATATTATTTATTATTGTGTCAAAAAATTTGTTTTTAACTATAAATGCGTGAGTTGTATATACTTTATGTGCAATATCTAAAGATTCCGAATATTTTACCTTTTCCCCAATATTCCAACCACCTAAGTAAAGTAAATCCCAATCTTCCGGAAGTTCACTCATAACCTTGTTTAATTTTGAAATAAAGTTTTCGTCAACAACAACATCATCCTCAAGTACCATAAGTGTATTTATTTTACTTTCTTTAGCAAAAGAAAATAATCTTCTATGACTATCTAGACAACCCATAAACCCCTGTTCGTTTTCTGGGTGGGTAGAATATTTTGTTTTACCATCCGTAGCCTCAAATAGGGTATATTCAAATGGTAGATTAAGTAATTTTAATCTATCGTTTCTTCTTTTTAAGTTTATTAAAAATTTTTGCATTTTTAATTATCAATAAAAAAATCTTTATACCAGTTACTAAATTGTGTTATTTTATCAAAATTAACACTTCTCTGTTTTATTTCTGGATTTGTTTTATAGAAAAAAATATCCCATATTGATCCGGCGTCAATAAAAAAATTAGTATTACCATATTCAGCAAACAGCACATTAATAAATGAATTTGTTGCCATAGAAGATGAAAATAACACTATTTGATTTTCTTTTAATTTATTTCTTATCTCATGCAGAATTCTATCTTTGTGTAAATAACAATTTTTAGTTGGTACCTGAATAAAATCGGTAATATTTAATAATTTAAACTTATTTAAATATTCTGGACCAACAATCATAATTTGATTTTGATTTAAAATATCAATAAACTTTTTAAACTCTTCAGGTTTGTACCTTAACATAATTTGTAGAAAATCACTACTAACGTATTGACCATTTAATTTGTTATTTTTTAATAACGTTTCAGTGTACTCAATATATTTTGAGTTGTTTATAAATGCCGATAAGTATTGTATGAAATAATTTTTATTATCGGCGTTATTTAAAGATTGTATTAAATCTAACCCTAAATCTGGGAAATACTCGTGTTTATCACAATTGTGTGTTGACCCAACTTCTGTAAAATTTTTAATGGCGCATATTAATTCACCATCATTAAATCGTGAATACGAAAAAAAGTCTTTATTTTTAATTCGGTCTAAAAAATAGTCAATTTCTAAATCCACAATTTGATTTTTTTTAAAGTTTTCAACTAATATCATTATGTATAATATATAAAATAAATATTTATATTGTATATTTTCCAATGAATGAAGTTTTACATTTTAACATCAGATAGATTAGTCAACGAAACCTGTAAAATGATTGACTATAGTTTTAAAAAATATTGGCCTGAAATTGAAGTTGTGATTTTAGGTTATAAGTCCCCGGACAAGCTGCCAGTACATGCTAAATTTGTTTCTATAGGAATAGATTTAGGTGTGGATACTATTTGTTCTCAAGTTTCTGAATATTTTGAATCGGTGTCAGATAAGTTTTTTGTTTTTGAGGTTGATGATAAGCCATTAGTTGATAGAGTTAATCATAATTTATTTAATACTCTTGTTGATGTAATAAAAAACAATGATAAAATTGGTAGGATTGGTCTGACCAAAGATAATTTCAGAAGATTACATAAAAATATAGAACATAAAAACGGTTTAGATATTTTTGAAAACGAACATAATACCGAATATAGAATTTCTTGTACCTCATCAATATGGAATAAAGATTTTTTTGTTAATTATGCAAAAAAATGTACAACACTTTGGGATTTTGAAATACGCGGATCTGAGTTAAGTAAAACTAGTGACTGGAAAATTTTTGGGTCAAGTCCTTGGATTTTAGATACTGGACATTTATATAGAAAAGGTGGTAAACTAATTGAGAAATGGTATTATGGGATTTACACCGGAAAAAAATTACCTATTGAAGATATTGAATATATAAAAAAAATATATCTTTTATAAAAACAAAATAGGAACCTAAGTTCCTATTTTGCTAGATAATGAACACCTCCTTCTTTTAGATGGTTTATACATACCAGACAACTACATCCGGTAAGTTTCATTAATAACCTTTAATCATTCTAATTAAATCTTCGGCTATTACATCTCTTGTCTTTTCTTTTCTTTTTGCAACTACCGCTTCAGAAATTAAAGAACTAATTTTTGATTTATTATTTCTTTTTTCAGTTAGTAGGTTATTAACCTGGTTACTAACAATACTTTCAGTTTTAAGTTCAATTTGATTTTTAACATCATACAAACAGTATTCGTTACGCCCTTTTTGTAATTTTCTATTCTTTTCAGTTCTACATTTAATCAATTCCTGAAGTTCATCTTTAGCGCCAAATACTTTTCCAAATGGGTATTCTCTTGCGCACCAGATTATCTCTTTTTTAGCTAATGGAATATCTTTAATATCTGACTCATCAGCACGAAGTCTAGGTGGGAACGCGGCCAAATGAAGTTCTTTAATTTTATTTCTACATGCGTCTCTTGATAAGTCAAACTCTTGTATCGGTTCTTCAGATCCTGTCATTTTATTTTGTTGTGTTGTTTGATTAGTTTGTGATGTTGTTGTCACACTACCTTGTTGATTAGGTTGTGTTGTGGTTTGTGTACCAGTCATTGTATTAGGTTGTGTCACTTGTTGTTGACTAATTTTAGATTTTGATACAGCCTCATTTTCTAGTCTCTGGCATTCAGATTTAACTTTTTCTAAATTGGTTCTTACTTGTTTTGCTAAATCAACAATGTCTTTTTTACCAAAACCACCTTCATTAGCCTTAATCATTTGATTTAAAAATGTTAAATTTTCATCAATTAGAGTGATATTATCACAAGCTTTAGAAGAATCAAAATTCTTAAGTAAAGTTATTGCATCATCTAAATTTTTTCTATCTTCTGGTGATGCCGCAGCCTTAAATTTAAGATTTTCTTTAATTTGGTTTAATAATCCAATTGTTTCAAGTCTTATTGGTTCAATAACCTTTTTAACATCATTAGGATTTGGTTTTACATTTGTAACCCCAGAACCGCCAGTCTGTTGCACTCCGGATGCCCCAGAACCACCAGTCTGTTGTACTCCGGATGTTTGACTTGTTGATGGACTACCTCCAGATTGGTCAGAACTTCTTCTATCTGCCGGACCACCATAATGTTTTTGTTCGGATAAAATATTATTTAATAGTTTCTTTATACTACCTTCCATAACATCAAATGACTCAATGTTTTCTTCAGCTTCCCATTTCCAGTTTTGATTCTTATCAACCTTTACTTTTCTTTCACCATTTGGTGTTGTATAGAAAATTAATTTACCATAATTACCTCTTGTTTGTCCTTGAGGAATTGGGAAATAGACAAAGTAATCAAACTTTTCTGGATCAGCTCCGGATAGTGTATCTAATGGTAATTTTTTATCTGTGTTAAGTTCTCTTTTTATGATGTAAACTTCAGTTCCGTCTTTTATTTTGTATTTAAGACCACTATTATAAATTTGCTCATTCTCAATTAAAGTATCCCAACTAAATGTTGTTGTACCTGCTCCAGATTCACCATCTGGTGTTAATTTTCCAGAACAAATTGCATCAACTTGATCCGTTGTAAAATATTCTTTACCAGTTTTTAGTTTTAATTGTTCTTCGGTTTTTGGACCAAAGAAATTATCTTGTTTCACACCAAGACATCCTTGTACTCTATTGATTATACCATCGGTATCTTTACACCCATTGAACCTGATTTTCTTACCAGTACAATCTTGGTATTTACTTGAAATAGGTCCTGGTGTTGGGTTAGGGTCTGGGTTAGGGTCTGGGTTAGGGTCTGGGTTTGGTGCTCCTTTTCTTTTTACGTGATAACTTGTTGTGTTATTATATTTACACAAATAAGTTTTTTTATCGTAATTCGTAGTACTTAAAGTGTCATAATATTCTTTCTTTACTCTAGTGTATCCATCGGATTTTATAGCGTCAAGATCTGTCTTACATTTTTCAATAGTATCCACATTAGCAGGTTTTTTTCTAATATCATAACCCTTCTTTTTCCAAGCAACAGCTTGTGATTTAGTACAATCAACCCAATTACCAGTTGATTTATTTTTATATTGCCAATCTTTAATTTCTGCCATTTTAATTCTATGTTAAATTTTTAAAGATTAAACCGGTTTAAAAGTTCCATCTTTGTATTGATATAATGTATCTTCCCCATTAATAACAACAATAGGATAACCATCATCGTCCCAAGTACCACTTAATCCGTTATCTCCAAGCCACTTAGTGAATCCTTCGCTAGTATTCTCATATTCACCAGTAACCTCTTCTCTACCACAGGCTTTACTAATGAAATCAGGTTCATAATGTGAAAGCATTTTAGGTATATCACATAAATAATCACCCACTGTTACGTCACCACCACTAACAATTGAGTGTAAGATACCCCAAACCATATAACCAGTAAATGCGCAAATACCAATTTTACCCGCAGTAGATAGTTTACCACCTTGCCCACCACCAGCTTTTTTACCAACACAAAAACCAAGTACATCACCGGCAATATTTTTTGCACGCTCAATATTCCTAGCTCGTCTAGTTAATTGGTCTGCCTCTTCAGTACGACCTTCAGTTCTAAGTCTGTCCGCTTCCCTCTGAAGTCCGTTTATTTGGTCGTCACACATATCATTTAATTCTCTACGAATCATAGGTAATTGTTCGTTAAACTCTTCTGGTGTTAGACTACCAAATCTGTTACGAATATTATTGGCAATCAAATCTTTCTGTTCACGAGCAACTCTACCATAGATAGGGTTGTTAGTTATTAAATCAATTTGGTCATCTAATGCTTGTCTAACATTAAATGCTGGTGGCTGACCACCACCTTGGTTTCCTCCACCACCTTGGTTTCCTCCACCACCTTGGTTTCCTCCGCCACCTTGTTGACCTCCGCCACCTTGTTGACCTCCGCCACCTTGTTGACCTCCGCCACCTTGTTGACCTCCGCCACCTTGTTGACCTCCACCGCCGGCTCCAGTACGTGTCGTTGGGGTTGTTGACACATAAGCAGAATTTGTTGCGGTATCTATCATATCAATTTGATCGTCAATTAGTTTAACTAATCTATCTTTTGTTGCTTGATCAATATCGGATAACGAAGCATTAATAATATTATTTTTTAAACGGGTTAAATTTGCCGCATGTGATGTTGCTGTTGCATCACTAACAGCGCCAGTCTCAATATCTCTACCGATTGTACGATTAAATGTATTCATCTGATTTTGTAAACTACCGGCTAAAGTGTTGTTGGTAATGTTCGTTGCTTGTCTATTGAAATTTGACATATTAACATCACTAATTCTTCTGACAATATTACTAAAATTGTCCCTGCCTGATGTTGCCGCTAACCAGTATAATGCCTCAGCATCAGTTGTTATTTGTTCACCAGCAGCCCTAGCTTCAGCTCTAGCTAAAGTTGTTAACTCATCAAAATTTCTAACGGTTCTTGATAGTGTATTTGTTGTATTTGCCCAATCAACCATTTGAGTTTCAATCTCATTTCTGATTGCCGGATTTAAGTTTACGTCAAAAGCCTTAATTCTAGTTGGGTTTCCTATTGTTACCGCTTCATTAACCGCATTTGAGTTTAATCTAACACCCATAATTTCTTTTATTCTTACTAGTTCTTCAATTAAAAGAGTATTTCTCATAATATAATTTTATATATAAATATGTTTATTATTATTAATATTTCACTTTTGTTCTACGTTTTTTGGAACTTCTCTAGTATTCTTACCCTTTTTCTTCCAAATTTCATATTGTGTTTTTGAAATTGTTTTCCATTCATTTTGTTCAGTATTAAAATACTGGTATATCATATTTTCATATTCGGTTGGTATTTCTTGTTGTTGTTCTTTTTGTTTAAGATATAAATTTCTATTTTCCTCAAGTATTTTTTTAAATTTTTCACATTGTTCAGGACCATAATCAGTACAGAATTTATCTGGATTTGACGTATATTGTGTAACCAATTCAAACTCATCTAAACCAATTAGTTTACCAAGATTTATCCCTCTTTTTTTAGCTTCTTCCATTAACATCAACATAGAATTTGCGGCCTCATCAGCTAATTTCTTTTTTAGGGCTTCACCAAAAATACCATTCTCAACTAAATTCTTGGTGTCTTCATCTGATATTGTGAATTTTGGTGTTTTAATATTACCAGTTTCTCCATTTTTTCCAGATAAAAAGTATTTTGTCCATTCTGGTAATAATTTAATTTCCTCATCAATCTTTTTAATATTTTTTGCAATTTTTTCTTTTTGTTCTTTTGGTAATTGATTTAAATCAGTATTTTGTTTTTTCTTTATTGATTCATAAACACCTAGTATGTTTTCAACTACTTTTATGTAAGTTAATGTTATACCAAAATCTTTTACAAGTGTTTTAAATAAACTTTCTGTTGGCTTTTTAAGTAAAGCAACAATTTCTGCTTTATAAGCTAAATAATCCGCACCTTTATAAGATTTTTTGGCAATATTATCAACGGCTTTCATTATTTTTGGAGATAGATTATTAGCTTCTTTAATAACTTGTGTGAATAATGCTTTTTCTTCCATTGTTAGTGTGTTCATAAAGGCTTTAATTTGTGCTTGAGTCATATTTGTCTCAAGTTTATTTGCCATTATTTTTGTGGATATACCATAACAAGTCTGTAAACTAAAATCTGGTAATATATTAACAAGTGGTGTAAATCTTTGAACAACTGGTAATGCTATAAATGCTAATGATAACCATCCAGCGCTTTCATAACCTTCTCTATTGAAATAGTATATTGCAACTGGTGCGTTAACAATTGTCTCAGATAATATTGAAGCAGCAAAAAGTCTAGATCTTATTGCATTTACAGAAGCAATTTCTTGAGCGGTTAATCGTGCTATAGCTAAATTTCTTGTAAGAAGAGTTACACCAATTGCAAGACCAATTTGTGCTAAAATACCAACCCCGCTATCCATAAATTTATCAAACCCACCTCTGGTGTCCAAATCAAACGTTGAGTAATCACCCGGAACAATAGGTGCTATTATGTTATATGGAATCTGCGTTTCTCCTTCTGTTCTATAGTAACCGGATCCACCATCATTACTTAACGCTGTTTTTGATCCTGGGTAGCTTAAGGCCCAGCCACGACTTTTATTGTTTGGGTCTTCTAAATCAATAACAGATTTTGTTGGTTCAATTAGTTTTAAAATTAAATGAAAATATTTTCCATCTGGTGTTTTAAATGAATAAGGAATTCCTTTTTTCTGAATAAATTTCCAATCTTCCCAATCATTTGTTGGGTAATACCTTCTTACCGGTTCTCCATAATTTTCAACGTCAATCTCATCATAGTAACCATATTTATCTTTTTTTGTTAATCCAAGAATTCTACCAGTATCTATATCTGTTAAACGATAAAATTTGGTGCCAACAACATATGGTATTTTACTTAATCCACCAAAATCAAAATATTTTATTTTATCATCTTTTTTTTCTTTACCACTAATAGGTGTAAACTTATTGAGTACTTCTTTTTGTTTTGCTGCTTTTGGGTCGTAGTTGAAGTTTACAGTACCATCTTGGTTATACTGATTTATATTATCAACAGATTGTTCAGATAAAAAAATTGATTTATTAAAATAAATTAATTTATCAATTTCAGTTATTATATCATTTATTTTTTTATCCATTTTAAATTTTTATAATCTTTTGTTTAATAAATGTTTTAATCTTATCTTGGGTCGGCTAAAGGTTTAATTGGGACTCTTTTTAAAAATTCAACAGTATAATTTGTTTGTGACTCCATCTCGCTAGGTTTCTTGCAGAACTGAACGTTGTCTTCTCTAACCCAACCATATTTATAACCTAAACCACCTTCGTGCATATCCTGTTGTAGGTTTAAAAATTCTACTTGATACCAAAGCATATTTTTGTATTTTTTTGGTAATTTTTTGTAAAGTTCATCTGTGTAGAAGTCAATTGCATTATTAATACCCATCCCAAGTATATAGTTTTTTTGTTTTTGATTTCCTGTTAATAGAACATCTTTTATTGTTTTTCCTTTAAACCCTGGTGCTGGTTCATTTGAAACCCCTTTAGTATCTAAATGAGATATTAATTTATTTAGTTCTGTTTTTGATCCTATAATATTTTTAAAAAACTTTAAAAGTGTGTTATCATCACGTATTTGTCCGTTGTAAAAGGCCGAAACCGGTCTTTGTCTTTTTTGTGAGATATATTTTCCAACAACTTCATCACTTGACCAATTAATAAAATTATCAGTAGGGTCTAAAAGTCCTGTGTCATCATTTACCTCATTTGTTGTTCTTAAATTTACATAATTAACACCTTGTTTTAAACAGATATATTCACCACCAATAAATTCATTATTTTGTGAAACTGGTGATTGACTTATTAACATTTTTTCATCATTTGTTAGTGGTAAATGTGATGCCAAATCAAACCCACCAATTGCGGTTGAATCCATTGATAATTTTTTACTTTCAGTGTCCAAGTTTAAGTCTTCAATGTCAATTTTTTTAACTTTACCTTGATCAGTGTAACTGTAACTCATATCTGAACGAATAAGATATGGTGCTTGAGGTGTATAATTATTATCTGCTTGATATTTTTTATATTCCGTTAAAAACCAACTTGTATATGATAAATATATTTCATAAAAAGGATTTTGATTACCCGTATTCTCTAGAGCTTTTGAAAAGACCGAAAAACTCATAGTACACCCTTTTGGTTTGTTTTGGACGACAAGGTAAGAGTTATTCATACAATTGTAGACCAATTCTTCAAATGAGCTGTTTATTTGGTCTTGAATTATTTTATCATTACTCAGTTTTGCGTAAATACCGGTTTTTTTTGATATTTGATCTTTGATTATTTGTACGTAATAATTACAAGCAGTTAATTCATTAGCTTTATTTTGTGCTAATAAATCTTGTTGCTGTTGAATGTATTCACTGGTTGATTTATTTTTATATGGAACAACACTAGCAAAATTTGGGGATACGTATTGTTTACCTGTTTTACAATCAATTATTGTTCTATCAGTTAGATTCTGATTACCTTCACTTGATGTTATTTTTGGTGATTGGTTTGATTGTTTTTTTGCGGTAATAGTTACTTCTGGTTGTGCACTAACCGGTTGTTCAGACAAAGTCTTTCTTGAGTCATATTTCATATTAAGAAGTATTCTTTTCAGTATTTCATCAGAATTATTCATAATAAAGTATTTGCTTTACCTCGTGTAATTTTATTTAATGATTTCCAAGTTACCTTATCATCAATTGTATTCGCATTACTTCTAACAAGCCCTGTTTCCCATTTTGTAACAGCAGGATATGCACCTCCACCACCAGATGATGTTGCACCTCCTCCAGCGTCATCCTCCTCGCCCAATTCACCATTGTTTGTTGGGTTAAATGTGTATTTCTCAAGAAGTCCTATTAATTGGTCTAACTCCATAAAAATTTTTCTTTTATAAATATTTGTAAATAGAAAAAAAATAGTATCTTTGTGATATAGATAATATTTAAATAATAAGATATGAAACGAATTTTTGTACTTTTCTTTTTGCTTGGACTTGTAACTTCTTGTACAAAATATGCAGAACCTAGTCTTCTTAGTCTGAGTGGCGAGTATCGTGTAGATAAAATCACGTACGAACAGACTGATAATACAACTAACTCAAATAATATGGTATTTTACCCGGGTGATATGTATATTAACCCAAATGATTCACACCCATTTGATACGATTCCGGTTGGTTTTTACAAATTACATTTTGATTATTCTATTGTTAGTTTTTCACCAAATCAGAATATGGATGGGTCAACAACTTGGTCTGAACAATATTTCTATCACGTTCATAATCAAACAACACAATATGCTGGTGATTTAGAAATTGAGATGAATGGTTCAAAAAGAATGTTCTCAATTATTGAAGATGGTCTTGAGCATATTGTAATTAGGTCAAAAGGGGCCTGGTTCTCAGGGTCGTCTGGACCAAACGAATCTATTACATTATTTTTAACAAGAACTGGTCCGTGATAAACGGGCCTTTTTTATTATAGGATTTCTGACTTTGGAAGTTTGTCTTGATTTACAATGTAATATTCATTTAGAAAGGATATAAGCTGCTCTTCATCTATTGACTGGAACTCTTCATCATAATAGTCATCTTCTTCGTCCTCAAACCCAAAAAAATCATTGGTATCATCAACTAAATCATACCCAAAATCTTTTGCCTCATTTAAATCAACAATATCATTTCTGATTTCATCATCCGAATCACTAGATAACCTGAAAGAAATTTCAATTCTTTTAGTATCCTCAAAAAGATAGTACGAAACTAACTCCTGTATTTCCATTTTTAATTGTAGTTTTTAAATCTCTTAAACATATCTAAAGATTTATTTACACTTTCCATTAGATTATTATCCTCATCAAATTCGTCTAATGGTTGTGAACTAAAATCATCAAGCTCATCAATATCATACTCATAATAGTCCTCCATCATTTCTTCAGTATCAATATCAAAAACAATATCCAAATTGTCGTCATCACAATTTTTACACTCACCATCATCTTTCATTCCAAGAGACATATAATCAATTTCATCCTCGTTTGGTGAAGGATATAAATCATGCATAAAATCTGGATTATCCAAATCAACAGTTCCATTTTCTAAATCATCCGAACCATCAGCAATTTGATCTCTTCTATCAATATCTTCGTTAATTTTTGTATTTGTATAATGTTTTACCTCACCTTTATTTGATACTGTAATTCCGTTCTTATCATTTGCCAGATCTTGCACATAAAGAGGTTGCATGTTGGACCCATTTGCGTATTCTGTTACATAACCATCATAAAGTGATTTATGTTTGTCTAGAATATCATTTTTCTCAGTTTGAGACATCTTAAAGAAATATTGTGCCATATTATTATTTTTTACATTCTTTTATTATTTGTTTTTTTGTTTTAAAAAACAAAACGCTTTCATTTATATCTTCAACATCATCAATTTCAACTACCTTTCTCCACTGATCAATAGGTTCTAATTCTGTACTTCCACAATTTTTACACTCTGGAAATTCAGAACCTTGTTCGTTTCCACATTGTTTACATATTCTACCGTCAATAAGTGCTAAACTAGAACCACTTTTCCAATTTACATAGTACTGATTTAATCCGAAGACGTTTGAAACTGACTTTACGACACCCGGTGTTCCTCCGGCAACACCAGAGAATTTATCAGACATATTAATACAAATTACTTTGTCACCAGGTTCTAATAGTACGTTTTTTTCATATTTAACTTTCTTTGCCATACAAATATAAATATAGCGTAATATTTATTTGTTATGAAGATAATACTTACAGAATCACAATATAAAAATTTAATACTTGAAAACTTAGGTAGGGAAACAATTAATAAATTAAAATCTCTTCAGGAATTCTTTGATAACGTATCTTCTGAAAGTAAAAAACAAATAGGATTAGACTTAGGATTTCTTGCGACCTGGGGTGTTACAATTGCTGGTTTTGTCAGACCGATTAGTGAATTTATGAAAGGTGAATTTCCGGAACTAACATCAACGGAAATAATTCTTTTGTCAACTGGTGTAATTTTAACTTACTTTACAACAAACAAGGATAAACTAAGAAAAGTTCTTGATTTAATAAAAGAAAAGAATCTTATTTTTGAGTTTGACATAGTTCTTGAAAAGGCGGATAAGTTAAAAAACGTATTTTTTGCTTTTATTGATAGTCTTGCAATCCCTATAAGTAAGATATCAAATATGCTTGCTTATACATTCATTATTCCGATAATTCCTGAACTATATGAAATGGCTCAAGGAAATGAATCAATGGATGTATCTGAAATGGTTGGTAGAGTTCTTGGTTTTGTTGGTATCACATATGGTGGAAATTTAACAAAAAGACTTCTTAATGAAATTGTAAGAAGATTTAAATCTTAATAATTTGAGTAATCACCATAAGCTTCTTCTGGATCCCAGAATAGACCTAAAGTAATTTCACTAAATTCTGAATAAGATAAATTAACTTCGTGTATTATTATACCCCTAAATGAATTTGTCTTTTTATTAAGTTTTAAGTCTCTTGATAAACCCACTTGACAAATCTCTTGAACTACATTAAAATACCATTTTAAATTATCACCAATTGCGTCAGGTTCAAAATCACAATTATCACAATCTGCGTTTTTTATTGTTAAACCTAAACTAATTTCATAAACTCGTTTTTTACCTTCTTTCCAATCAAAATCAATGTTGTCTAATTGAATTAAAATATCACCTCTATCAATTTGTGGATTTAAACCAAGATTTACTGTTACATAGTTTTTTAATGTTTCAATTCTTGTTTGTAATTCTTGTGGGATTTGTTTCATTATCTATGATTTAATATTTTGTTTATCACATCTGGTATTTGCTCATCACTTAATCTGTGAACTTCTTTGTTTTTTTCAAACCAGTTCTTAATTACAAAATCAAGAGGTTTTTGTGTTATTTTAGCAAGTCTTTTAAAACCGAATAATTGGGCATCAAGTTCTTTTGGTTGTGTGTAATACTCATAAGGGTCTTCCGGTTCATCCCCACCAAGTTCATAAGTTCCCTTTATGTTTTGATCTACGTGTCTTATTTCGTGAGCTATTAACTCATTTAGTTCACCAATTAAATCATACATAATCTGCATTTTTACCTCTGGGTTATATTCAATACGGATAATAATTATATCATCCTCGTGTAAATATTCCCCATTGATTATAAATGATTGGATCTCATCATTTTTTACAAGTTGCATTTCAACCGATAGTGGTGTTGGGAGTTCTTTAAATTCATAAAAATCTTTTTCTTCATCAAAGTAATTTGGAAGGTAGAATTCACCATCTTCTTCTATTTTAAAGACTTTTGTAATACCAGACACTATTTGTCTTATTACATTTCTTCTTCTGTTGTCTTCAAGTAAAATTTGTTCTTTGGTCATACAAATAAATATGTAAAGGTTATTAATATAACTATAAAAAAAATACACCAAAAATAAATTATGGTGTATTTTTTAATTTTTTATTAAAATAAAATTATTTTAACCAAGAGTTTCAGTACATAACATTGTTATTTGTTCTGGCGTTAAAGATTCACCCATTTTCAATTGATTAAGAGCGTCTTGCGTTTTACAACCCCAATAACCATCATCTTTAATACCAAGTGTTGGTAATTTTTTAGCTAAACATCTTTGTACTTCTTTTATTTTTTCACATTTATCACACTTGTGGTAATGTTGTGATTGTGAACAATCTTTGTATGCTGGACAAGCAGGAATTCCACTAGGGCATTTTTTAGTTGGGCTTACTTGTGATCCTTTACATTTATAACCATCCTCACCTAGTTTAGCCCAAGCTTTACTTCCAGGTCTATCGGTATCAGGCTTTAATTTTGTTCCACAACAAAACATTGATTTCATTTTTCCTATAAAATCAACCGGGTCTGTATATATATACTCATATCTGTCAACCCAATTACCGCTATCGTCCTTCAATTTTCCAATTACTTTATTAGAATCACATTTTATTGTTAATAACTCCCGATAAGCATAACCTCGTTGTAAATTATTCCAAAATGTTATCGCATTAAATCTTTCATCTCCCCAAACGACCGTTCCAAGTTTTAATTCAGCTGTTACACCTTTACCACCTCCTTGTCCAATTTCTTGACCTCTAAAAGTAACATCGCCTTGAGTTATGTATTGACCTTTTTCGTTAAGAATATCCTTTTCTTTACTATATTGCTCAAGAATTGGCTTTAAAGATAAGTTTTTGTGCATATCTAATATTCTTCTTTTTTCTTCTTCTGAAATTAAAATTCTTTTGTTCATAATTTAACTTTTATTATAAATATATTTGATTATAAAAAAATAATTTAAGTTTGATTTTTACTAGAGCAAAAATCACCATTTTGTACATAATAAGACCCAATGTCTGCAAGATTAAAAACATATGAAGGTATTTTCATTAATTCTTGGTATTTAGGATTGTTAATTACCCATTCTGGAACATTTATACAACCGGATGATAAATTTGATGATTTATTTATACTTTCATCATCTAAATCAAAAATTGTTCTATCTTTTGCCTTAATTAATGCGTCTTTTCTTTCTGGATCATTTAATACTTTATGAATTGCTTGTGACAATAACTTACCATCTAATGTTTTTAAATATGTGTAGGGAACACTTAAATTACTTGTTGTATATATACCAGGATTTAAAGAGGCTCCACCACTAAATTCAAAAACCTCTTTATCGGAAACATCACTAACTTTTTTATTTTTATATTTTGCAATATAAGCCCTTCTTTCTTCAAAATTTAAAAGATTAAATTTTTTAAATTCGTCTGATGTTGCTTGTTTTTCTCTACCGGTAATAATTGGAATTGGGGATTTTTTTTGTAAATCTTCATATGGCGTCACATCGTTTAATTCTTTATCAAAAAAATAAATTGTATGTCGCATAGAGTTTATAATTATTATATTTTTATCTCTAAATCTTGGTCTTATTGCAATGAGTCCCATTTCGCAAGCCGTATAAGTTTCAACCCCATCTGAAATTAATTTTGTTGCAAATAACTGAATATCATTATTTATTCCTGAAAAAACAACATTTAAATCATCAGTATTTAACTTTGTTTTGTACTTTGCAATAATTTCATCGTAATCAACAACATTAGTTTTTGATGATTCGTCAAATTTAAGACAAGAGTTTTCGGTCTGTTCAGTTACAATACCATATAAATTTTTTATGTGGTTTTTTTCACTTTCTGTTATGACAAATCTTTTACTCATTTAAAATTCTTTAATTTTTACAATTAGTTCACCATCACCTTTGATTACTCTGTGGTAAACACCTTTAGGGATAAATATTGTTTGCCCTTCCTTTAGTTGTTTTGGTATTTCATTATCCATTTGTAGTTTCCACCCATTTGATTTGACAACTTTTACTTTTCTATCCCTTTCGTCAAAATGCCATTTTAGTTCGTGTTCATTTATACCACTTTTAAATGTTCTACGTTTAACACCACTTTCATTTACCTCATCAAATGGTAAGTCATCTGTATTTTGTTGTTTTGGTCCTAACTTGGGGTCTAGTAAATATTTTTCATTTAACCAGTTTCTTAATTCGTTTTCAACAAAGTATTCCGGAACCTCTTCATCTTCTGGTTTCGTACTTGCGATATCAGCAATATACCTAGCAAATTGAATTTTGTCGTTTTCTCTAATCATAGCTAAAAGGCCGTCCGATATAAAAAATATTTTAGATAATGGATCCTCAACGTTTAGTTCACCCTCAAATACATCAAAAGCCTTAAGGGTCATCTTTCCCCACCAGGTTCTATATTTTTCAGTATCCTCAAGTGCCGGTCTTACAATTTTATTTATAGCCCTTGTAATTGATGCGGCGGCTCCAGCTAATGCAATTTGTGGTAAAAACCAGGGTAATAATCTTAATGTCGCTTTATACCCACCAACACCAAGATGTGTAAAAATTCTTTTTCTTGTTGCAGATTCAAATATTGCTTCTAGTTGACCAAAAGTTATTTTTCCTTGTGCCTTACAAAACTTTTCAGAATCACAAATATTTTTTATGGCTCTTCCAGATGGGTTAACCTTTTCCTGGATGTTATTCCCAGTGACATATGTAATTGGGTTGGGTGGTCTTTGATTAAATAAAAAATTCACCATAAAGGTGCCTCCCAATCCAAAGTAATTATCCAGATTAAACTCCAATATCTTTGAACCTCTGTCAAACATTACTTCTAAAAAAAAATTTTGAGGTATATCGTTTGATGTGCTATCAATAAAAAAAGTAACCCCTAACTCATCTGACTTGTAATCAGAAAAATCTTCACCTGGTATATAAGGTTCCTTTGGTTTTATGTCAATTCCATATAAACTAAAGTCAAATTTACCACTATAATTTTTTTTATACCTTTCACTAAAAGCCGGCTCAACCACTTTTTTTAAAAAGTAGTTAAATTTTTTAATGTAATTTGGGTTTGTAAATTTATCAAATAAATTCATTTTGTATTACCAACTTCTTGATGACTTTAAGCCAAGTTTTTTTCTATATCTTGAGACATTACAACTCCAGTATCCGGCAGTTGTTCTATCTTTCTTTTGGTCACATTTATGTCTTGCTCTAAAAGACTTTGCTCTTGCTTTACTTGCGTTTCTTACTCTCAAATTAGGATCTCCAAAAGTAACTTTTTTTACATTACCACCCGGGGTTTTAACATATACCGCAAATTTCTTTGGTCCTCCTGGGGTTCTAAATGGACTATTTAATTTAACATTTTTTCCACGATGTTTTACTTCAGTTAAAGTTTCCTCAATTTCAAATGGAGCGTCAAGATAAACAACTCTCCCATCATCAAGAGTTATAGATTTACCCAAATCACTTTCAATAATCCATTTATCATCTTTATTTAATTCAATCAGACCAAATTCATAAAGATTTCTAACTTCATTAATTAAATCAAAAAAAGATTCGGAATAAACTCTAAAAACGTTTTCCGAAAGTGTAATTTTATTGTCTAAATGATATTTTAAATTATCTGATATTTCAACCGATTCTTTTAATACCATTTTAGAATCCAATTCCTCAGAAAGTATTTTCTTTATATTATTTTCTAAATTCATACCTTATTGTGATATTTATATCTATAAATACATTGAAAAATATTTAAATAAAAGATATTTATTATTAAAATCATTATATGAAAAGAATTAGATTATCAGAAAATGATCTTGTCAAGGTGATAAAGAAGGTTCTTAGCGAAAACGAGCAGCCAGAATCAAATAAAGGTAAAAAAGAACCACCAAAACCTAGATGTATTCCGGAAAACATAATCCCACTTGATGAAATTGTTGGTCAAGCCGATGAATATGTTAAATATTCCCCTGGAATCACAAAAAGAAGAATGGGTGTTAACTCAATGGTTGATACGTTAGGAATCTTAAACAACATTAGATTATTTAAAGATGTAAAAGATGGTGGATCTCATCTTGCTTATGATATAATGCATAACTTAAATCGTTTTAGAAATAAAAACTACTACGATGAAACAAGTGGTGAATGTCATAAAGCTATGGATAAAATCATTGAACTTTACAAAGAAAACGAACACGGAACAGAACTTGTTAAAGATATTGAAAGGATTTTGAATCTACAGACTAAGGATGACGAATACACTCCATCCCCAAGAGCTAAAGAGTATTTAAAACAATGCGTTAACCTAGTTAAAGGACAATAAGAGTTTATTTAGGACCGTTGTCGTTAAGGCAACGAACAAAAAGGGACAATTCGCTACTGTCCCTTTTCTTTTTTTAAAAAGTAAATATTTATTGATATAAAAAACAATAATTATGAAAGGATTTTTTAGAGAAATGTTAACGGATGAACACGGAGTTGTATCAACAAAGAGAATTTCTGGGTTGATTTGTACACTAGGACTTGTTTTAGCTCTAGTTATAAACACCTTTACTCACGGAGATATTAAACCGTCTGATGCTTTAGTTGACGCAGTTGCTTTACTTGCTTTTGGTTGTCTTGGATTGACCTCAATTGACAAGTTTACAAAGAACAAATTTAAAAAAGATTAAAAATTTACTGGAAAATTGTTTGCTAAACCCTCATTATGTGAGGGTTTTTTATTATATTTGTAAACTATGAGTAAAAGTAAGTCAAATACCAAAGGAGAACAAAAGAAATACGAAAGAACTTTTGTTTATGATGATTGTATTATCATCTGGAAATACGATAATTACAAAGCAACCTCTGGACCATACGAAATTGAGGTTAAAAATACACCTAAAAAGGGGTAATTTTATACCTAATATGGCCTAAAAACAAGGGTTTTATCGGTGTTTTTTAACAATAAAACCCATTATTTTAGGTTAAAAAAGAGTAAAAATGGGTTATTTTTTTGGTTTTTTACCCATAATATCCTGTAACATCTTGATTTGTTGCTTATATTCATCAATATTTGGCATTTTTTTACCAAAATTAGCCGAAAATGCGTCATTTTTACCAAAATTTACCATATTTCCCATATTTTTTATGGTTTTAAAGAGATCTCTACCATATTTTCTCCACCAAAGGTACATCATAAGGGTCATTGTACCCAAAATTAACGTAAAAACGATTAAAACGATTGTAAATAACATAATTTTCTTGTATTTTACCTAAAAATATGGTAATTTATAGGAAAAGTCAAACAAATACTGACATTTTATATAAATTGTACTATATTTTAGGTATGAAACAGAAAAAAACACTCCAAAAGTTTCTAAATACCCAGTTAAGGCCGACTATTGAGTCATATTTTGGTAAAAATAGTAAAATTAACATAAATAATGTGTTTTATGTGAGAAAATCAGATTCATATGCTATAGATGTTACCTTACATACCGATAATTTGGAAAAATTGGAGGATTTATACCCAGATGGTGTTAATTTATGTGTTCAAACAGCCTGGAAAGTAGTAGGATTGGGTAATTCTATAATAATTAAGTCATCTTTTGATTTAAATGAGTAAAAACACATTTACAAATACATATAAAAGAATTAAAATTGATTAAAACATTAAATTATGAGTAAAGTTAACGCAAACAGCACGGTGACTGTTCATTACACCGGGAGATTAGATGATGGTTCTATCTTTGATTCTTCTTTAAATGAGGGTAGAGAACCATTAAAAGCAACTTTAGGTCAAGGACAGCTGATTCCTGGGTTTGAGTCCGGTCTTATTGATATGACTATTGGTGATAAAAAAACAATTGAAATCCCACATACTGAAGCATATGGGGATGTTGTTGATGATTTGTTTATTACAGTCCCAAAAACACAAGTTCCTGAAGGGGTTCAAGTAGGTGCCCTACTTCAAACTATGGGTCCTAATGGTCCAAGTGTTGTAAAAGTAACTGAAATCCAAGATGAGGTTGTTGTAATTGACGCAAATCACCCACTAGCTGGTAAAAAATTAATTTTTGATCTTGAGGTTGTTGAGGTAGAATAAAAAAAAGGAGGTTTTAAACCTCCTTTTTTTTATTTATGTGTTTATCCTAATGTTTGCATACAAGGAGACCCATCTTTACGGGTAGCACCTAACTTTAATTTTTCAATAGCGCTAGCGTACTTTGTAGAGTCAAGTTTAATCCATTTTATACCTTTATCTTTAGATGCGTACCAATTATTATTTTTAAAGGCGTAAGTCCATTCTTTATCACCACTTAGCGTACAATGTTGGTTAGCTGGTATGACAATTTGGTTATCAACCACTGGTCTTTTCTTTAATTTTGTTCCGTCGCAAAATAAAGTCAAAATTGTTTTAACAAATCCTTCTGGTGACCCAAGAGCTACTAGTTTTTTATTGTTATGATACATTATTGTTCCTTTACCACCACTTTGCATTCCTGTAACATCACCACAAGTCATTGAAAATTTTCCGTCTAACTTTTGTGTTAAAGTTTCATTTCCGCGAGTATAATCAATATGACCATCAAACATTATATGTTTGTCATCTGCAGCTGGTGATAAAATAGTACCGGTTGGGATTTTAATTTTAATACCTTTCATATCACCAGTTAATGTTACTGGTTTGCCTTCAATTGTTGCTTTTTGTGTGAAATCATCAGCATCAGTACCAGCCAAGCTTAATGTTTGTGTATTTTTTAAAGTGTAAGTTCCGTCGGAATTTAACTTATAAGTCTGTTCTTCTATAACTCTTCTTACAATTCTTGTAAGATCTGTTTCTGTAAGTGTAATTATTCTTTTCATTGATTTTTATTTATAAATATTGGGTTTATATTGAAAATTTACATATTTTTAGTTAAGTTCTTTGTTTCTTCATATATTATTTGAGGATATGTTTCTTTAACCCAAGTTGTAAGGTCCTGGAATGTTTTAAAATTCATTGGTGTATCAATATAACTTTTAAAATCTATATTATAGTTTTTAACATCTTCTGTTTTATTATTATGTACGTATTTATCGCTAATTTCAATTGGTAACATTTCATCTCCTTCAAGAAAAGGTGTTGCATAACCATAATACGAAATCATTTCTTTGTCAGTAAAAACGTTTATCTCAATAGTTACGTAATAATTTCTATCACTACCAAAAACAATTTCAACGTTATCAAACATAAAATTAACTTCAGTTAATTTATAACGAATTAAAAGAATAATAATATCACTAATTTTATCTACATCTAAATCAAAAACCTCTAAATCAACATCTTTTAGAATTTTATTAATTCCAGTTAAGTTTAGATTAAATTTTTTCATAGTCTTAATAACCCCAATTTGATTAACTGAACTTATTATCATTTTTTGTGTTCTATTTATTTGTGATTCAGATAATATAACTTTCATAAAAAATTAATTGTCTTCCGGTCTAGCCTGTGGTCTAAATTTATCAATTCTATTTTTAAAAGTTGTATGTGTTTTTAATAACTCTTGATAATAACTAAGAAAATCGTCAAATAAATCATTAACTAACTTGGTTACTTTATTTATAACTTGTTTTTTATTTAAGTCTTCATCCCCAAATCGTAAAAGCGGTCTTGTTCTGTTTGTAAAAGATTTTAATTTATCAATTAAAATTTCACCTTTTTCTATTGTTAGTTTTTCAGAAAAGTCATTTAAGACAATCTCCATAATTTTAACTATTTCACCAATAAGATCGTTTGCTGCGGTTATATTTTCTTTTAAATCAACACTAGAAATGTCACCATCATTTAACATAATACGCATTCCTTGTAAAACTTTAAGTAAGTCCTTTCCAGTTTCGTGAAGTAGTATCATTGAATGTCCTCCATGCATAATCATTGTATCAATGTCGTCATACCCAGATACCGCTTCGGCAATTAATTTTGCTAGTCTTTCTAGCTGACTTTCAGAAATTATAATTTTTTTTCCCATAATTTATTTTTTTAATTCTTTTGTATACTTGTTAAGTAACTCAACATTATTTTTAAGTCTTTTAAGAAATTTTTTTAAGTTTCTTTTGTTTCTTGGTTTTGATTCTTTTTTTTTCATATTAATAAATACTTTCTACCATCTCATTAAGTTTATCAAAATCAACTTTTGGTTGCCAGTAAGAAATTTCCGTTTTAACTGGTTCTTTTTCGTTTTGCCATCTTTTTGCACCTTCTAAACTCATTGATACCGCTTTTTCTAATTGATCATCTGAATAACCTTCAAATATTGAATACCTCATATAATCTGGTAAGTGTGAGTAAAAACTATTCATATGTTTTATAAATTCCGCATTATAATCTGACGAATAGTTTTCATCTGCTGATCCATCAACATATCTCATTAAATAATACCCCTCCTGCTCTAATATCTCCCATAATGATTTATTTACAATATAATTTTTTGGGAATGGTGCTCCGGATTTATAAAATTTAACTAAGTCAAACTCAATATCAAAAGATAAAAAAGTTCCATATCTTTCAAAAGCTTCAAAATTAGGTTTGAGTCCAGTTACAAATGGATACTTTTTTTTGATGTGGTTTAAAAGTAACTTGAAGCCGGCTTTTTTATATTTATCCATAATTAATCAATATCTATAATACCGATAATTTCTTGATCTTCCGGTAGGTTATCTTTAAATGATTCAAAATCAACTTCAGAGTCAAAAGTCATCATTTTTGATTCATAAACTGGTTCTAAATTATCTTCGTGTGTGATTTTAAAGGCAATACCTTTTTTTATTTTATCCGAGTTCTCAGATAAAATATATTTAAGTTGACCTTCAGTGATAATATAATTTTTCATATAAATTAAAAATCGTCTCCAGGTAGATTTTTATTTTTTGCCTTATCTAGATATTCATATGCTTTATCACCATAGATTTCATATAGTCTGGCAAATATTTTTGCTGGACTTTTTCTCATATACCTTAAAACATCAATTGGAATGTAGGCACCATATTTTTGACCAAACACTTGTTTTACATCCTTTTCCCTTGATTGTGTTGGTATTTGTGGTTCAACAGAGTATTCGTTCTCCTTAACAATTTTTTCTATTAGGTTTATCAATTCAGATTCCGTTAGTCGTATTTGTTTTTTCATTACTAGAGTTTTAATATAAATATCTAGTAAATAGAATTACAAACCTTCAAATGTGATATAATCACTTAAATCCATATTGAATTTTGTTTCAACAACCCTAGTTGTTAGTCTATATAAAAGTTCTAACTCTATAAATCCAAATGTATTTGTAATTAAATCTAATAACATAGGACTTATTCTATAGATTTTAACCCAACTATCAAATATAAATAATTGTCCTTCATTCCCAACTTTAATTATTTTAACATCTTTGATTATGTCAATGTCGGTAATTCTTGAATTTTTAAATATGTTATTAAGAAACTTCTGAATACTTTCTTCTTGATTAATCATAGATTAAATAATTTATTCATATCGTAAGTATAAAGAAAATAATTCATTTTTCTATTCCTCTTAACCTCACAGTCATCATACCCATTAATATATGCTCTATTAACAATGTCTTCTTCCATTTTTTTTAGTGTCTCAACCTCGGATCTTAATTTATTCACATACTCAAGAGTCTCTGGAGAAAGATTATCCTCTTTTGATTTATCTAAAATATTAAAAAGTTTTTTTGTAACTGTTCCCATATCAATTAAAAAATTTTTAACCATTTATCTTCAAAGTTAGGGTAATACAAAACAAAGTTTCTATGTCTTGTTATTAACTCGTTTAGATCTGTTGCAACAACAATTGATGATATAATTAAAAGTAAAATATCATTATTAATAAACGATAATATCATAACTGGGATAAAGATGTAAAGTAAGAATAAATCTAATAGAAATATTGCAAAATATTGATATAGTGTTTTCATAAAATCAATTATATGAAATATTTTTTAAATAAAAAACCCCTCCGGTTAGAGGGGATTGTTTTTTTAACCTAAAGTTGGTGTACAAGGTGATCCATCACTACGTGTCGCACCTAATTCTAATTTTTCAATAGCACTAGCGTACTTAATTGGGTCTAATTTAATCCAATTTATTAAATCTCTTTTGGTTGCGTACCAATCACTTCCAACTCTACCGTAAAACCATTTACTATCACCACCTAACATACAATATTTATCTTTTGGTATTTTTACTTTATCATCAGTAATTGTTTTGTCTGTCAAATCTTCCCAAGGTTTTATTGTTGTACCATTACAGAAAGTTTTTTTCAAAAATGACATTAAACCATTTGATCCTGGAGTTATATTTTCGTGATATTGCTTATCTTCAATATAAAATTCATCTTTATCACAATACATAATAGCTTCATTATATATTTTACGCTCACCTTTTTTTACTTCACTAAAGAATACACCATTTTCTGGGTTGTTATTTTTAAAGTCTCTGTAAACTTTACTTCCCTTTGGTAGTGTATACTGTTTAGGTTCGTAAAATTCGCCAGCTCTTCTATCAACAACGTGGTCTCTAGTTAAAGTGTAAGTACCTTTTGTTTTATCAAATTGTTCACTAACAACTTTATTTTGGGGATAATATTTTGATAATATTTCCTGTTTTTCTTTTTCTTCAATTAAAATTCTTTTGTAGCTCATAACATTTATAAATATTTAACTTTTATAAAAAATTCTTTTCAAGGTAATTCTTTAAATTAGCTTTCGCTTTAAATAGATTTGATTTAGACGTTCCGGTTGATATTCCAAGTTTTTTAGCAATTTCATCGTGTGTTAAATCATCAAAATAATATAACTCTAAAACTTTTTTATACATTGGTGATAGTGTGTCTATTGCATCTCTAATATCTTTTTCTGAATATTGACCCATAAATAAATCGTCATATTCTTCATCCTTTGGATTGTATTTTGAAAAATCAAAATCTTTGACCTGTTTTTTATTTTTTTCTTTTCTTAATTCATCCAAAATATGATTTCTTATTACCATTGATACCCAACCGGCAACATTTTCACCTCTAAATTGATCAAATTTTTGATAAGCTTTAATAAACCCTGTTTGACAAAAATCTTGTGCTTTTTCATAATCACCATCAGAATATTTTAAACAAACTGATTTTAACATTTTATCATAAAGTTCATTGTATATTTTATTAAAATTATGTTCTATTAAAATATTTTGTACTTTAGATTCTTTAATGTCAACAATTCTACTATATTGTGATTCGGTAATAATTATTTTCATATTTTATAAATATCCAAAAATTGTAAAATGATTGTTTTTACAAATCAAAAAATTCATTCATTAATCTTTTTGTTTCCGTCCAGTCTGGGTAATCCGGGAAACGCACATCTATCTGTTCAAAAACACCATTATAAAATAATTCGTTCATCATTTCGGTATAACTCCCAATATACTCTAAAGTGTGAATGTAATAACCTTCTTGATTCTCTAAAAAAACTTTAACATCATATTTAAAATCTTTAATTCTTATATAGGGAATATATCTTACCTTATCATTAACTTTAAATGGTTTTTCGTCAATTTTTGAACTAAAAAATTCTTCAAGACCATCATACACAGTTCTATAAATTTCATCTTCGTAAGCTGAGTTTTCAGCGTTCCAGTAAAGATGTACAAGTTCACTATTTAATTCATCCAATTCTCCATTTAATAATTCATTTAAAGCTTTCTCATTTATAAAAAGTTCCATAACATTTTCATTTGTAATTTCAAATGTATTTTCAGTTCCCTGCTTTTCTGAAAGTTCTTTAAAAAATGAAGATGTATAATCAAACGTTGACAATTTAACATTTCCAATTTCTTTAACAATTCTTTGACCTAGACGCTCAAGATTTACTTTATTTAAATTACTTATTACATCATCAAATACATTTACATTACTATCAAAATACCAATCGTGACTTAAACCGTGTTCACCAAATATTTTTTCAGCAATATATCTTGGACTTACATCTCTTCCGCGACTTTCTAAAAAATATTTGGCAAGTTCATCTCTATCTGTAAGTTTAAGCCAGTACCCATCATCTCTTATTTCAACATCATTTAATAAATTATTTGCAATAAAATTAAGAGTCTCAGTTGGATTTTTATCTAACCCCCAAAGTAAGTAACTATTTTTTACCTCATCTTCTAGTGGGTCATAATTCATATTTTTTAAAAAACCATTCTCAGATAAAAAATCCCAAAGTTCCGGATCATCGTTAAGTGCTTCAACTCTTAAATGTTCAATATCTACTTCGTCCTGTAAGTTATATTTAATAACCACTTTTAGGAAATTACGCAGCTTTACAAAGACTTTAATTAATCTTTCGTAGTCATCGTTATCTCCCTGGAAATCTTCTATGTATTGTCTTATATTTGCCATTACTAATTACTCAACATCCAATAAAAATTCTGATAAGTCATCATCGTAATTTTCGGTACACTCCTCTTCTTTAATTAATCTATAAAAGTTATCTCTAATATAATCTAAAAAATTATGACGAACCCATTTATGTATTAGACTTGTTGTGTTATTTATTTCATCAGCCGAATCCTCAACTTCAATTCCAAAATCCTCTCTATTGTCAGAGACAAGCCAGCATACTTCGGTTACAAATTCCGCTAATGTAAAATCGCAAATATGAGATTTAAGTTCCTCAAATGTTTCGTCAATTACGTTTTGAATTTGTGTAAACCTACGGATTAATTCCTTTTGTGATTCGGAGATAATAATTTTCATATAGATAAATACTTTATAAAACAAAAAACCCCTCCGGTTAGAGGGGATTGTTTTTAAGATCCTGGTAGTAGACTCATCATTATTACATCACCAACCCTAAAGCCATTTTTACTTTTTAAATCACATTGTGGATTCATAGTTTTTAAAGCTTCCTTTTGATCTATCTTCTCATAGACGTGACTTAACGTATCGCCTTGTTTTATTCTATATAATTCAATGTTGTGGTTTCCAGTATTTTTAATTTCTTTTATTAAATCAGAGTCTGAAAAACAATATTTACCACCTTGACCTGGTTTTGTAATTGATTTTTTATTCATAGCCATACTTTTAGCTTTTGAATCTGTTGGCTGTTCACTTATAACTCTTTTAACAATACGAACAAGGTCCGATTCTGTAAGTCTTATTACTTTTTTCATAAATTTTTTAATTAAAAATTATCACCAAAAAGGTTTTCATTTCTTTATTTTTCTAGTATTTTAAATATTTCATACATATCCATACCTTCGTTTGCAAGTTTTTTTGCCATTTCAAAAAAAGACTTTGCTTCGTCTGGATTTTCAGATATTCTCAATACTTGGTCTGGTACATCCTCATCAACACCAAATTCTATTTGTGGGAAATATATTGTATAATCACCATAATATGGGTCAAACGCAACAGAAATTTCAATACCATTTACGATGTCCTTATCACGATAATTTTCTTTTTTTTCTTCAGAACCAAATTCCGGATTATTAACATCAAAATCAATATCTTCATTGATTAATGGTTTAACATTTCCAAGTTGTGATTCAAGGAGTCTTTTAAAATTTTTAACATCAATTGTCTTTTCACCATTATATTGTTCAAGGATTCTATTTTTTTCATCCGAACTTAAATCATTTAATATATGTTTCATAATAATATTTTACTAATAAATATCTATAAGTTTAGTATTCTTCTTTATGAAGGGCGTAATAAAGTTTAAGATGTTTTTCATACACTTTTTTAATTACTGGAATAAGACCTTTCCATAAATCAATAGTTTTTTCTTCACCAATTGTATCAATCTCATCATCTTTATATTCGTAAACAAATTCAACAATTGAATACTCAAGCACCAAATCAATATACTGGTCAGCATTTGGTGCGTTCCAGGTTTCGGCATTTTCACTTATAAACTTATGAAGATTTTTAAAATCTTCTTCATTTAATCTACGAAGTAAATCTCTTGGGATTTCATTAAAGTATGGTCTATATGCATCTATTCCTTTCATAATATTAACGTACTGAATCAAGTCTTACTGTAAAAATAATAACTTCCCACTCTGTACCATATGAACCAAGGTTTAGTTTGAAAGTTTTATTTAACTCTTGTACTACTTCTTTTCCGAAATCCCCAACATATTCCCATCTCTTAGCAATGTTTCCTTCACCGACTTTGTAAGGATCTATAACAACCTCAAGAACGTTTTTATCAATAATTTCACCATCAAATTTTTTAATTGGGTATGTACTATACCTAACACCTTTGACATATGGGAATCTCATCTTTAAGTACTTTCCTATTGATCCGGCAAGTTTGCTTTCGGTTATTATATATTTCATATACGATAAATACTTTAAATTGTTGATAATTTTGTTGGTTCTAATAGATAATTTGGTTTTCATAATTTCTATTATTAAATAAAAAACCCCTCCGGTTAGAGGGGGATTAATATTATTAAGATTAAATTACCTTTTTCTTTTTCCTTTATAAGTAATTGTAACTGTTCTCATACAGCCTTTACCTGTCTTCTTCTTCTTTGGTATCCGGCTTGTTAGTTTAACAATTGCAACAATTAATATTGTAAGAACAATTACACCAATTGCAACCCAAGCCCATAGTGGTGCTGTAATGCCGGCAATTGTTGTACCAACGGCCGCCGCAGCAATAGTTTCGGCCTGTTCATTTGTTTCACCACTTTGTCCTTCTGTTTTTTGTTTATATTCTGATAAAAATGATTTTAATCCTTCTCTATCACCAGAATTAAAAAGTTGTTTAATTTTTTCTCTTACTTTAGTTAAAAGTTCTTCCGCTTGTGGTTTTAAATTTAAACTTACACCAGCCCCAACCTCATCTAAAGAACAAGATTCTGCCTCATTTTGTAAATCAACATCAATTTCAGTTCCAAGTTCCTGACCTAATTTATCATATGAGTCTTCAGTGAAAATTGGGTCACCCTCAACTTCCATTAATAATCTTTTTTCAAGACGCATATTCACTTCCTGAATATGTCTTATTTTGCTATAACTTTTATTCATAATAATTTTTATTTATAAATATAAATACTTAGAAAGATACGTTTTCGGCTTCCATCCCAAACTCTTTATTAAACCATTCAATAACGTAAAGCATTTTATCATCACCAAAAACAGTTTCAAGTCTTTCAAAAACCAATCTAAAAAGTTCTAAAGTTCTTTCACCTTCATAATATCTACAATAAGAGACTCCGGTTTTCTTATCTTTATATTCAATGGATCTTACGTGACGAAGTTCATTACCATAAGAATCTCTACCTTCAAAATAGTGTTTTATCTTTTCGGTATTTTTTTTAGTAAACCCCGGAAAATTCATTTTCATAAATCTTCCAATCATACGAACATTTTTTTCAAGCTCAGCGTAAAAATCATCCTCTTCTTCAGATAAAACCTTTTTTACAATTCTATTTATATCCGATTCAGAAAGGTTTATAATATTTTTCATATATCAATAAATATATGACTAGTTAGAACTTACCAATTAAGTTAATATAGATATCTAGTTTGTCCTGATCTGTAATCTCTGGTGTTATAACATTGGAAATTTTAAAGTTAACTTCACCATTTACAAGGTTTGATCTGTAGTACATACGAACAACGGTTCCATTTTTGTAATAAACATCAATTGTCCCATTACGACTATCAATAGCCTCGTGTCCCGGAAATCTTTTTTTAGCCACTTCAAGAGCCAAGTTAAGTTTATTTTGATGGTCCACAATTGAATTGTGTGCTCTATGAAGACTTTCAATCTCTTCATTAACTCTTTTAATTAAACCTTTGGCTGATTTATAGTAAGTTGGCTTACCATAATTCATCTCAAGTTTAATTTTAAATCCGTGGTTTGTCGTACTAAAAGACCTTCTACCATTATTTGTTTTATGCTCTTCAACACTAACATTAAAGTAAGCTCTTTGAGTTTCAGGAATTTTACCAACAAAACTAATTTGACAATGGTTCCACTCTTTTGAAACTTTGTCAACAACGGTTAATTTCCCATTTGGGTGTCTATAGTTAACATTCTGAGAATAAAACCTTTTTGTTTTAGTTAACGTAAAATCAGAAGACAATTTTTGAATTTCAGAAAAGAACTTATCGTACTCCTTTTCAATAGTATTAAAAACATCAATATGAAAATCAACTTTTTTTGTAACACGATTTTTCTCTTCAATTACGATGTCCCTTACTGATTTTGTTGTCTCTGTTGTCATATCCGTTTATTTTTAACAAATATACAAAATACATTTGACTTTCCAAAATATTTTTAAAAAAGAAACCTCATCTTTTTGGGATGAGGTCGGTCCGGCAATACTATCACCAGAGTGGTTTTTATAATTTATTTATATTGTGACCACCTATCTTCGTCACTATTCCCTCTTGGTCTCATTGGTCTTGGTTCAGGATCTCTTGGGGTACATCTATTTCTTTTAAATCTTCTTATTTTTCCACCACAAAGACTAAATTCATCAGATCTCTCAACTCCATCAACTCTTTGAGTACCAAGTGCCCTGTTTAATAAATCCCACTTTTCTTCCATAACATTAATTTCAGAACAACTTGCAGATTCAATCATTGAAACTTCATCACATAAAGAGTCAATTTCATCCATAAATTCACCGCTATTCATTTTAGAATATTTATGATGTTCATTTTCTTTAATAACCCTTTTAACAATACGGGTTAAATCTGATTCAGTTAGTCTAATTACTTTTTTCATAATAATAAATATATCGTAAAATAAAAAACCCTCCGGCTGGAGGGTCTATGATGAGGTTTTATTTTTTAAATTGTTTATTATACCTCATCAACTGAAATATAAAAAATGATTTAAATATGGAAATGAAAAATTATTGAATATCATTAAATCCATCTAGAATTATTGAATGATATATCTTTTCAAGATGGGGAATTAGCTGCCAGTACATATCAAAAACTCTATCCCTACTGTCATCGTTATAGACCATCCCATACTCCGGGTCCATCTCGGTCTCAATTTCATCATCCTTTCTTTCAACAACAAACTCGTGAAGGGTACCGGCAATTATATCATATGAATAACCCTCAAAATCTTTTTTATAAGTATAATTTTTACCACCACTAATATTTTTATGAATTCTTCTTTCAATCCACTCAAGATCCTCCGTTGTTAATCTTCTTTTAAGATACACCGGAATACCTGAAAATAAAAGTTTGCTCTGGGATTCGGTTATAATGATTTTCATATAAAATAAATATATTATAAACAATTAAAAAAAACGGCCCCCGCGAAAAAAAGACGGACGAAGTCCGGGTCCGGTTTATGTTAGGATTACAAAAGGAAGAAAATTAGTTATATTGTTTCCAAATTTCATATAGTTTGTCACGATACATTTCAATTAGAAGCGGTGTCAAATCTTTATATAGTTCAACAACCTTATTAAAACTACTCTCATAAAACATTTCACCATAATCTGGATCAATAAAGGTTTCAATTTCATCACCCTTTCTTTCCGTAACAAATTCGGTTATGGTATAACCAACAACATTATTAACAAAAGTCTCAAAACTAACATTTGCCGGTTCATAACGGGCCATACTGGGAATTTTATGTTCAATATAATCAAAATCATCAGCCGTTAATCGTCTCATTAGTGTGGGGGATAATTTACCTACTAGAGATTTGTGTTGTGATTCTGTTATAATGATTTTCATATTACAAAAAAAATTTTAGTTAATTTAATAATCTAAACCTTAATAGTGGTTTTCCATTAATTGTAATATCCCCCTTGTCATTTTTGCCAATGGTTTTAACAACAACCTTTTTGTTTTTAAATTTCCCACCCATAAGAGTGTCACCAACCTTAATATCAAGTTTAATCATTTCCAGGATGTTTTTATATTGTCTTTCAGTTAGGATGATTTTCATATAAGATAAATATTAGATTAAATAAAAAACCCCACTCTTTAGGGAATGGGGATTTAAATTAATAGGTTAGGATTACTTTGATGTGTGGGTTCTTAAACAATAAGCTCCCCACGCTCCCAGTCCCAAAATAAATGGAACAAGAACACCTTGTCCTCCCATCATAGATAAGTGGATTGCCACAGCACCTGACAGATAAGAGGAAAGAAGTACCACACCATACTTAGCCGTTCTTGGAATAATGAGCAAAACAACCCCAAGTAGTTCCACAACACCAAGCAATGCCAGGTAAGGTAGTAGATTCATAAATGTAAAGTTGTCAACCATTTCTTTGGTTCCAATAAGTTTGGACACCGCGGACATTCCCAGCATAAAGGAAACCAGAACGGTTAATAACCATCCCAAGTTTTTAAGTGTAAGATATTTTTTCATATTAACAATTATATTAAATTTGTTTTGTTATGTAAAGACCCATTTTCCAAAAATTTTTTTTTGAATAATAGGTTATTTTCTAGAAGGGGGGTCGTGTTTCTGGTAATTACAAACGAGATGCTGTTTCCATAAGGAATCTTAATTTGTTTTCTAGTTCCCTAATCTCATTTAATTGTTTTTGATTTAACTCAATTGATTCCCCCTTTATTGAAGAGATTTGATTCTGAGTTTTTGTATATTCATACATTAGTTGATTATACTGCCGTGCTTTTAGTTCGTTATCCATAATTTATATATAGTTTATAAAAATAAAAAGGAAATAAAAAACCCCTCCGGTTATTGAAGGGGGGGATTAAAAGATAAATTAAAAATCCAATGAGTTCTTTTTTATATCCCTATTTATGTGTGAACAAAGGGGTTGAAGGTTAGTATAATGGTTTAAACGAATAACATCTTCTTCTGTATTTGCAGAAGATACAGGTATTATATGATCAATGTCCCAACCATAACATTGTTGACCATTATATAATCCATGATTATCCCAAGACATCCATGGATCAAACTTTGATTCAAGGTATAATTTGAAATCTTCGTAGGAACAACATAGTATTTCAATTGATTTAGAATTTTTCCTATGATTTAATTTTTTTAATGATTTCAAAATTGTAACCCTACATTTATGTTTTAATTTAAAAATAATATCAGTATCGTATTTGTTTTTTACATAGATATTATTTTTAATTCTAAGTGATTCTTTGTTCTTTTCTTTATAAAGTTTAATTTGTTCTTTATTGTTTTTATTATAAAATTTAGTATATTCTTTTATTTTATCGTTATTTAATTTTTTGTAGTTTTTTTTATAATCTTTTAATTTATTTCCATTATTTTTTAGGTACAACTTATTTTGTTCTTTGTAATAATTTAAATTATTGTAATAATATTTTTTTCTTTTTTGTTTTATTGTTTCCTTATTTAGTTGGTAATTTTCTTTTTGCATGTTTTTATTGCATATTATACAATGTGCATACGTCCCCATTTTTCCTGTTTTTTTCTTGTAGTATTCCGACAACACCTTTTCCTCACCACATTTTGTACAAGTCTTCTTTTCCATAAAAACAAATATAAGAAATTATGAAAAAATTTCCAAAAATTTTTATTTCACTTTTACCCCTTTTTTTATCTATGTAGATTTTATGGGAAAAAATAAACATAGATACATCATATGTTTATCAAATGAACATTCCCAAATTTTCTGAAAAAATTTCCCAAAAATTTTTTGCGAATATTTCATTTAAGGGATTGAGCCCCCTTATTGGGTGTCAAAATGTCATATATGGGGGGGATACCGGAGGG